TTTGCAATCGATACATTTATATCGATACATTTATATCGATACATTTATATCGATAAATCCATATCGATACGAACAACCAATATATGCAATACGCACAGAAAAAGCACGAAGAACTATGCAGGGCGCACGGGGGAAACCAAAAAACAAAAAATCGTAAAAAATCTTAAAAAATCATACGAAAACACTTGACAAGGGGGAAAAAGGTGTGCTATAATAGAAACGAGCTTGAAAAGCAAGCTTAGAAAACCAAAAAACGGAGGTTTTTGAAAAATGCAAAAAAAAATTAAAATCGGCGTGCGATTGAACAGCGCGGCGAGAAAGGACGGAAAGAGGGAAGGCGATGCGTGCGCCTGGCTGGACGGTAAAAAAGCTATTTATGAAGAAGTGTTCGGCGGCTGGACGTTCGAGGTTGAGAAGGTGGACTTCTTGCGGACGATAAACGAAGCCAGGGCGAGCGGGCTGGAAGTCCTCGGATTTACCGAAGAAAAGTAAAAGAGAGCCGAGCGGAGCCGGCTGCAAAGCTCCGCCCCACCGCGCCGGGGATTGGTGCAAACAAAAAAACAAAAACGGAGAAATAAAAAAATGAAAACATTAAACGAAATCAGAGAAGAAAGACAAGCAAACGCGGCAAGGGTTGCCGAACTTAACGAAAAGACAGAAAGAGCCGTAAACAGTTGGCGAAAAAAAGAACCCGTCCCGGAAGACTTCGCGACGTTGGGAGCAGAACTGGCAACCGCTAAACAAATCGGTTTGATTTTAAAAAACAACTATAACTACAGACTCGCGGCGGACGTGCTGCCGGCGTTGGTGGAAGTATTGAAAAAATACAACGGGAAAAAGTACGGCGAAAAGACGCAAGAAAAAATACGCGAGGAATTCAAAGCGATGACCGGTTGCGGGCTTTATTTGGAGCGTTATACTTTTTCGCCAAAATGCAATAGCGCGCATGTTTACGAGATGCGCGACGGATACAAGCGGGGCGAAGAAATAGAGTTCGGCACACAGCCGAATTTTATCATCAACGACGAGAATATTATACAGGCGCAACCGGCGGAAGCTTTCAGACTTTACGACTACCGCGAATATATCGAGGATCCAGCGGGAAGGGTTGCACAGCTCGCGGAAAAGAAAAAAGAGCTTGACGAGATGCGGGCGGCGTTCAATAAAGCAGTAGACAGTTACAACGCTTTGGCGGTCAATGGCATTGACCACGAAAAAAGAGCATAAAAAGGAGGGGCAAAAAAATGGTTGAAAACGTTTACAATGGCGAAGACATAGCCGAATTTTTAACCGGGTGCGGGTGCGGGTGCGAGTTTCGCGCTCGTACCTTTTCTCCCTCTTCGGTTGTGTATTTCTTTGACTTGATAAACCCAATGACCACGGCGGCAAAAATGCGGGCGGCGGTTCGGGCGGTCGCCTTAACAATTCACAAAACGGCGATTTTAACAGATGGCGGGAAGTATAATTTTGCAATCGCGATCCCCCGCGAAAATCGAAGCTTCCCCACCTTTTACGACGTAGCAAACACCGGGCGAATATCGCCAAAAGATGGCGATATAATCTTCGGGATAAAAGAGGACGGGGAAAGACTTACGGCAAACATCAACAGCCTTCCGCACCTGCTTATTAGCGGAGCGAGCGGCAGCGGCAAAAGCGTTTTTATGCATTCGGTCATCGCGTCACTTTCGTGTTTCTCTGCCCCCTATAAATGCGATTTTATAATGATTGACATGAAAGGCACGGAGCTGACACCCTGGCACAATTCCCGCCGGCTTATTCGCCCAGTGATAACAAACGCACGCGAAGCCGTTCAAACCCTTGGCGACGTTGAAGCAACAATGAATAATCGATATAAAAAACTAATAGCCCGCGGAAAAATTGACAACTCGGCGGGCGATTTCCCCCGGCTGGTTGTTTTTATCGACGAGCTCGCAGATCTAATGCTTTACAAAAAAAAGGAAGCGACAAGGTTTTTAACCAGCATAGCACAAAAAGGCAGGGCGGCGGCGGTTCATTTGATACTCGCAACGCAGCGCCCCTCGGTGGACGTTGTAACGGGACTAATCAAAGCCAACATACCGGCGCGGGCAGTTTTCTCCACGACTTCGGCAATCGATAGCATGGTAATGCTCGGACACAAAGGAGCGGAACAGCTCAAAGGCAAGGGGGATAGCCTGGTAAAACTCCCCAACGGTACCGAGTACCACGTGCAAGTGCCAAATTTTACGGCACAAATGATATATGACGTCACCCACCCGCGCCGAACACTCCCGGACATTTTCGACTAATACACATACAGAAAAAAGGCGGTTTCGCAATTGCGTTACCGTCTTTTCTTTTATAGTCTTGTTTTAACGCTGTTTTTGTGGGCTAATTTCGCCGCAACACTCGTCGCCGTGTAAATTCTTGTTTTAATGCTTTCGCCCAGCACAGGGCAAATTTAAGCTATTTTTGCGGTCGGGGTTTGGCGGGCTATTTTCGTTTAATCCCTCTGTTGGCGCCTTTTCTTCTCGTAAGTTTTAGCAATATCTCGGAAATCTTCACGAGTTGCGTGTATTTCCACGGTATAAAAGCAAGTCTGACACCGTGGGCAAAAGTGTTTGCGCCCTACTTTATTAACCGTGTTGCGGCTTTCTATAACGTGGCTTTCGGAACCACATAACGGGCATATCATTTGTGCGTCTCCTTCTTGTTGTCAAGTTTAATGTCAATACGGATTAACGGTTTCGCTTGGTCAATCCTATACACAAGAATATTGTCGCGTGCAATTTTTTTGGTGAAGCCGGACGATACCGCTTCGATGGCTTGCATTAACCATTTTTCATCAAAGTTGGTCATTTAGTTTTATCTCCTCGGCGCAATACTCTACGCCTAAAAAATCAAGTTGCGCGATCCGGCGGGCATACAGCCATTTTATAGCTTGTTGGCGCCCGTATTCCGTAAATGGAAAATAACAAGTTTCGCCACAACAAAAAGCTCGCAAAAAATGCGGCTCGTTGATTGAGTATACTTCGATGGCGAAGTTGTAAGATATATCGCCGTACCGATGATATGGTTTCAAATCCGATAACGGCGGAATGTTAATTGATTTTAGTTTCATTTATTTTCAGTCCTTGTTGGTCAAGTATAACACAATCACCCACTGTTGGCAAATAGTCCAATTCGTAAGCCCATAGTTCTTCTTGCGTAAGTTGGCGGTCGTAAATTAGTATGTCGTAATATTTGCCAGTTGGGTCATCTAAACGCAAGATAAACCCATTGGTTGGCATCCTATCGAACAACCACGCAAACGCATCCCGTAAAAATATTTCATGTTGTCTCCTTTTTCTCCCGTAGCAGAGGGCGGTCTGCCTAATTTACGGAGAAATAAATGCAGTCTTCAGAACAGATCTATATGCAATCACGCCGCCCCGTGTTTACATCGTTATTGAGTTAAAGCTTCACGTAAACGTTTCAACTCGTCTGCCGTCGCCTTTAAGCGGCTATATTGTCTATGCCCCTCATAACACGTGTTGCTGCTTATTGACTTAAAACAGCACATAGTCAGCCGATAATTACATTCAATGCAATTCCTGAAACAGTATTTTTTTCTGCTTGGTTTATCCATTTAGTTTTTTCCCTTGCATTTCCTGCTCTTATACAATAGTTGCGTTGCAATATGTTTCTAAAAATTCAAGCTCTTTCTTTTTCTTTGCATACTCCGCAAGGAAAGCCCAGCGAACATAACGTATACAAAACTGATAAAAACTTGTGCTTGTCTTATATTGCGATAAATGTTCCCATATCATACGATAGCTTTCACCTATTACGTCGTCAATATCGCATATGGCATAACTGTTCATTCGTTTTGCCCCAACGAAATGCTTGACACATTTTACGACAGAAGAATTAAACACTTCTATTTGTTCGGCGTTGGGTGGTATAGTGTATCCTGTGGAAATAAAAAGGTTGTCTATCCGACAGTTCCATATATCACCGTCTTTGTGATATACTTTCATTCCTTTTTTGTAATTCTTGCCAAATGCCTTATAAACCTCTACTGCAAGCGAGGCATGTTTTCTTGCGTTCCCGCTTTTGCGCCTGATGTTAATGTTGCAAAATGGATATACATATTGTCCATTGTACTTTTTTGTCGTTGTCGGCTTACATTCTTTCCCTCTGGGGTTTATAATTCGCCCGAAGTTGCTTATTTTGTAACCGTCAAACGGCGGTTCTAAGTTCTTAAAAATCTCTTCCATTGTCCTAAAAAAATAAGAAAGGGCGGTTTCTCATTGCACACTTTTTTTATAAATTATAACAAAAGAACAAAACTTGCTTTTTGAATATTTTGAAAAATACACTTGCTTAAATTTTGTTTTTTATTTGCTAACTGCCGCCCCAGTAATAGCCTATAATGGATAAGTTTCAATCTGCTTTGTTATTGCCGAGTTGTTTTTTTACATATTCAACGCCATTTATTGTTATTTCATCAGGCAATGTGCAAATCGTAAACTTAGGTATTATGCATCCATTAACCCACTTGTCTTCATAAAAACAACTTGAGCTAACACAATAGCCGTTGCTATTTGCATATTGACAAGGTACGCCCTTATCTTTGCAAAAATACTGTACGATATTCATTCTTCTTGTCTCTTTTCTTCAACATAACGCACGAATTCTTTCAAAACACTGCCCTCAGGTATATGCTCGTTCGCTCCTTTTATAATCAGACGTTTTGTTTTCAACGAATAACTTGCAATGACATATAAACAGTTGCCGATCCCGCCGAATAAATAGTAGAGATGCGGTCTGTTTTTCCACAAGTCTTTGTCAACGGAATAACTCTCAAAGTTTTTCATTCCCTAATAACTCCTTGTTATCATAAATGTTGCCAATAACTTCTACGTCTTCGGGACATTCGACCTCATCTTCGCAACAACCGCAACCGTCACCGCAAGCGAACGGAAACCAACCACGACGGGCTTCGGAAAAACGCACTTCATATACGTTTTTACCAATTATGCTTTTCGTTTTTACAATATCGCACTCGAAAATCTTCTTGCCGTTTTTATCAACAAGCCCCGTGAACTGTCTAACGGTTGCGGGGATAACTTCTGTCATATTCGGGTTATCGCCCGTCATCCCCCACAAAAGAAAAGTTCTGTTCCATTGCTTAAAAAGATAACCCTCTGTCCATTCGCCGTTGTCTGCTCGTTTGCCTTTAAATAAAATTTCCCTCATCTTGCTTTCTCCAGAAACTTCGGTGGCAATGAGCCTGCTCGATAAATCACCACTTTGATGTTGAGATTGTGTTCGTCGATAAACTGTTCAAGGTCATCGACGTCAATGCTTCCGTCTTCTACCAACAAGATTTTGTATTCTTGCTTTTTTGCCTGTTTCTGCTTTTTCATTTTTCGCACTCCTTTAATATCTCGTCTACTTTATCAAGAATAGCCTTTTTCGAGAATGTATCTCCGTCGTCGTAGTAGGCAAATAGGCTTTCAATTTTATGCACGGCGTCTTTAACTGCGTTTTTCTGCGCTGTCTTCACAAAATCGCAATTCAACCGTGCTTCTTTTTCAAGTTTTAACTCGGCTATCGTTGTTTCCAATTCTATCCGCTTTTTTTGCCACGCCTTGCGTTCTTCTGCGAAATCGTCCGTATTTGCAGTCGGTTTATATCGGAAACCTGCGTCGTAATAGGCTTCGGCTTCGCCCTTGACAAACCGCATATGTTCGGGATTTGCGCACTCTTCTTGGGTCATTTCAAAACAGTGTTGACATATGACCTTTTGCAATTCGTTTATTTGTTGTTCTCTGTCCATTATATCACTCCTATTGTCATCAAATGTATTATTACACATGTTGCAGTCAGCAGCAAGCAAATCACAGTCAATGACAATGTTTTTTTCCAAGTTTTCATTCTTTCTTTTTATGTTCCTTTTCTATTTGTTGCAGTTTAAAAATCACCGATGCCGTTAAAAGGCAAACACTGCGACAAGCTTCTTTCAACGTTGACAAGAATTCCTCGTCAATCGCGATTGTTACTTTATTGTTTTCGTCCATCTTTATCACCACTTATACGGGCAACCGTTTTCATTACGTGCTTCCACCCCGCACGTTACCGCCATATCATATGTTGGGCAAGATTTATAATCGCACTTGTCGCAATCGCAACAATGAAACGCAATCATATCTTCGACTTGCTTTTCTAAATCACGCACGTCGTAATACGATAAAGCTTTAGTGCTTGCACATTTACTGACAACCTTTATTGTATTTACCTCTAACGTGCCTTTTATTTTTCGTTTGTAGGCAGCGCCAAACCTATCACATACGGAATTATTAAAAGCCCTTAAATGTTCTTCAGCGTGTTCCAGCTCGTCTTTTTCAAATTCTGTTAAAGCGTTGTTATCCTTAAATTCGGATATAATCTCGGTCAAAATCAATAAAATAATATGCCTGTCACGCTCGTCTTTGTTGAAATACTCTTTCATCGTTTCCACTCCTGCGTTATGCGGTCAATAAGTCCGCCGGGCATACAAACATGTTTAACAAATGTTTTGCTATCCGAAACCCACTTACCATTTTCAAACCATTTAACATCGGCTTCATATTTAGTTAAAGCATCTTTGATTTTTGACGCAAAATCATTGATAGCCCCATTGCGCCAATGAATGTTTTCCCATACAAGCTCACGAATAAACTGCAATGTTTCATCTACAACAGCGGTATTTTTCCCTGTTCGGATCTCGTCCAAAGCTTGAACAGTATCGTAGAATTTTTTCATATCACTCATCTTTGTCCGTCTCCTCTTCGTCTTCGTCTTCATCTTTGTCTTCGTCTTCGTCAAGCCAGCCAAGCGCATAAAACGCACGCATTTCTTCGTCAGTCAGACAACACATTTTCGTCACCCTCCACAACCTTGTCAATAGTTCCGTCGATAATTGCCTTTACAATATGGTCGCCCAAAAGATACGGGAAATCTATCGTTGTCCCCTCAGCCGTTACAGTTGAATACTGGGCAAACGTCTCTTTCCAATATTTGGTCAAGCGTTCTTTAACCGCTTTTATCGTCGCCTGTTCAATGTTTTTCTTGCACTCATTAACGGCAATCGCAACTTCAATCGCAGTCTTTCCTCTTTCTGTCAATGTAGCATAACCGTCATTTGCTAAATCACGCAAAACTTTTGCTTCTTCGATGTTCATAATATCCTTCATTTTTTTATTTCTCCTTGCCTTTCGGCTTTTTATGCTCTTATTATAACACCATATTTGGCGGTTGTCAAGCATTTTTTAATGATTTATAGAAAAATATTGAAAATTATAAATCAAATATCGAGCCTTGACTTTTCACGTCGTTAAGCCATTTTTGCCCTTTTTCAAATATCTGTTTGTCTTTCTCGCAAGTTATAAAATGTCGATTGCTCTTTGCACAAGCAACGGCAAGAGAAAAACTTCCCCCAAACGGATCCAAAATTACATCACCCTCTTTTGTGTAAAAATTCAACAGTTTATACCATAACTGCGTTGGTTTTTGCGTAGGATGGAACCGAAAATCCGGATGCTTTTTGTCTTGTTGCAACATCCCGTTATACATATAGTTAAAAACACGAGCAACGCCTTGACTGCACCAAGCAAGTTCACAATCGGCGAAATCATTTCTGTCGCGTTTATGTGGCAAACGCTTATCCCACACAAGCCAACTTTTAGTTGGGGGCAAAATGTCCGTGTAATAATTCCCACCAAATATAATTTGGTTTGTAGAAGTGCTGAATATCAAATCGAAATATTCATTAGTGAGACGGTCACTGTCCCAATCTGCCACACCGACATAATCACGTTTCGCTGCTTTGGCATTTGATTTTTCCGGTTTATGTAAAGTAAATGTCATTTTACCGATGTTCAATCCATACGGGGGATCTGTAATACACCAATCGGCTTTTATGCCCATTTTTTGCATTCCGAGTAGCAACTCTTTGCAATCACAATTATATGCTTTATCAATTTCAATCTCCATTCACCACCTCAATCGAATTATCTTCTTCCTCATGGCAAACGTCCCAAAAGGCTTGTGTAATGCGCTGATATTCTGCAGCATAATCAAACAACAACTCCCAGTTTTCTTTAATAAACTGCGCTGTAATATATCTGCTTAATTCAGGACGCCTTGACGAATAATACGTTAATATTTTGTCTACCTCAGCGCCACCATTTTTCCCAAAACAAGCATAGTCTATTTTAGCACACAAATCGTTCCCTTTGTCTAAAAGCTCAATGGCGCCTTCTTTTTCTCCCAAAAAACTTAATAATTCGCTCTTCATTTTATTCTCCTTTTTTTGCTTTTTTAGTCCCCATAGGCAGCCCAACAACACTTGCTATTCTGTCCAAGCGTTTTTGTATCGAATTGTCGTCAAGCTTATTATGGTTAATTATAGTTATGTTATCAGGGTTCTTAATCAAATTATGTCCCGCCCCCTTCGTTTGCAATCTGTTAATTACCGCTTTAGTATCGGACAAGCCACTTTCACTCGCAACAAAACCGCCCCCGATAAAACTGCTTTCAATAGACTTGAAAACCGTATCATATTTACTATCGGTTAGAAACTCATCATAAGTATCCTCATCTATTTCGAGAAAAGCACATAACAACTGTTTGTTGGCGTTGAAAATTACGTATAGATTGATTTGGAACATCAATTCTTCAAACCAATAATTTCCCTCTAAATATTTTTCCGGGGACAATTCTCGTGCTTCAGCAGGGGTCATCATAAGAGTATGTCGCAAGTAGCTGTCTAAACGATAATAAACTTGTTGCGGTGTTAGCGTGGGCATTATTTCATTCTTACGTACTCTCTTTTTAGTTTTCTTTTCGTTACCCAGCTCATCCATACTAACGGAATAAATATCATCATCGGCTAAACGGCTAAAAACCGTCTTATCTAAAAAAGACAATGCCGCTTGCATTCGTTGTTGATAATTATGTGGCTCTAACGTTTCTGCGTTTACTGTTTTTTTCGTTGCCATTTTAATCTCCTTTTTTCTTTTTAACTCTATCGCATATCCCCTTACACTCTTTATAGGGGCAAGTCAAACATTTATGTACATTCATCTTGTCGGGGATCCACTCAAATTCTTCTGATTTTGTCACTGTAGTTATTGGTCGCGTGTTATAACGTTGGTGTCTTGCCATAAATCACCTCTTGGTCTATCCATATAATAATCTATTTCGCAGTCATAATAGACATTAAACATTTTATCTATTGTATATCCAATGTTTTTTGCTTGTTCTTCTGTACATTTGGGATCTTGTAAAAGCGCGCGGAACTGCACTAAAACCGCTAATTGCCCCATGCTGTCGCAATATTGCTTAAAAAATCGTTTAGTATATCCGTCGGTTTTGTCGGCTGGGTTAAAACATTTAACGTCTATTTCAAGCCCGCAGATAGTTTGGTTTATCCATTTTAGTAAAGCAGTATATCTTTTTGCACGTAATACTAAATCTGCTTTAGCTTTGCGCCATTCTGCCTTAAACATCTCTGAATTAAGCGTTTCAAATTCGCGTGTTAAATTTTGTGTTATGTTATTCATATTAGAAAATATCATCAATTATAGCCGCTTCTTCGGCAATCTCTTCAAGTGTTTTATTTTTAGGATAAGCAACAAATTGGTCTTCACGCGTCTCCTCGCTTTTGTTTCGACGCTGTTCCAAAAACGTGTTGGATAATGTGTTGAATTTCATGCCAATGATACCGTTCCGACGCCCTTTCGTTTTTAAGATCTCAATGCAAGCATTGCACTCGTCGGGGTTGTATCCATTTAATTCTATGACGTTCCGTAACGCTTTATATTCTTTTGTGTTAGGGTTTATCGTATCCATACGGATAATGGATAATATGTTTTTTGCGATATTTGTCAACGTACTTGTTCCTTTACAATCAAATATTTCCGGGCGGCAAATGTTTCGTTCCGTTTTTTTTATATGCGACACTATTACAATATGCACTTTTCTGCTGATTGCAAATTGTCTTAAAGCAATGCATATATCTTTTAGGGCTTCATTTTCATTAAAATAATTGCCACCTTCAAGATTGAACATATCAACATTATCCAATAAGAAAAACCGACAATTTGCCTCTTTATAGGCGGCTTCTAACGCCCCCAACAAGGCATTTTTGTCCGCTTCGATATTGTTGTTATAAATAAACAAGTGGTCGCCGAAAAACTCTGTCGCTTTTACATATGCTTCATGCTTTATTATAAAATCCCCGGCATTAGTCTTTTTGCTATTAAGCATGTACGGCATATAATCATAATTATTTTTGTCGTTTCCTAAATACTGTCTGTATAAACGGTCGCGCGCTTCGGCACCACCATCCTCACCGGCAAAAAGGAACGTATTGTATCCTTGAGAAACCGCATCGATTATCATCGAAGAAGAAAAACATGTTTTACCGCTATTCGTCGGGGCTATTAACAATGTAATCCGATCCAACTGCAACCCATTAAGGCAATAATTAAGCTCATTATACCGAAGAATTATTCTGTCGTTTACCGTATTGCTTTCCGGCACCACATTTACGTTATAGTATTTTGCCTTATCTGCCATTGTCGGTTATACCTTGTCATTAAAATAAACATGAATTTCGTTGTCGTTAATAATCTCTGCTCGATAGCGCCCTTTACCAGGCAAATCATTCACCCCGCAATATCTTAAAAATGACGATAGCACAACAAGATTATGGTTACAACCATTAGTAGTCACAACTTTTACCGCACCTATCTGTTCTGTTGAAGGAATTATAACAAGCTCGTTCTTCTCTAAATCATATCCTAAACACGCCCAAGTTGCAAATGGCACCTTTTTTCGAATAGCAGTGGGAATATATGCGGCACAACTCTCGCCATAATATTGTATTGACACATATTTACGCCAACCCGAACTTCTGTTTGTTTGCGGACAAAAATCTTTTTCCGTACTCCATTTCATATATCTTTCTCCTTTTTATCTGTCTTCAAATTCCGCATTCAAAAATGTCGCGAAATGCGGTATAAATTGTTGTTCTGTTTCGTGTTCTTCCCAATACTGCTTGCGAATAAGCACACGCCGGTATATCTCACGGCTAACCGCTTTTACTTCTTCATCATTAAGATTACGAATTTTCCGCATATACATTTTCTTCGCATTTTGCTTTGCGACCTTACGTGGGTATGTTTGCCACAGTTTTTCAAAGCAAGCACCAGCACATTCTGCATAATTCGGGGCTTTTTTGCCTTTTACAACGGTTTTAAGATATTCGACGATTTCTTTTTCCTTTGTTTGTTTCCGTGTGAATTTGAGCGAATTTAGCCACTCTAAAACGGTTTGCCTGTCCATATGTCATACTCCCATATTTGCAATTCGGTTCGTCCATCCAACTCGAAAAAATACTTCCATATGTTTAGGACTTTATCCCAGTCGCCGTGAGCAAGTCCACACCCGTATTTTGCGGGTATGCCTACTCGTATACGATAACCTGTCTTTTCCCACAACTTCCAAGCATAATCACGGACTTGATAAGCACACGCACATAATGCTTCATATTGCGTTTCCTGATTATACTGCGAAAAACAATTTGCTATAATCGGAGTATCTTCGTCGATAAAAGAGAACACCACCTTGCCTAACAGTTCTTTTTTGTTGCGGTAAGTTATACACCCGTTTGCGTAATCGTCTTCGGCTTTCGGGTATTTTTCGGCAATTTGTTTCGCAAGCCCGCCCCCCATAACACCATGTTCATTGACCTGATGGCAAATAATGTGGCAGTCACTTTTTAATAAATCACCCTCATGGAAAGTTATCATTTTTTCTTACCTCGCTTTCCTTTGTGTTTATCACACAAACATTGTTTCACGACTTGTTTTTGAGTTATTCGCGCGGGGATCGGATGTCCGCACTCTACGCATTCGATAAAGCATATTGTTGACAATCCATCATCTGTAATTCTTGTCGCAGATATGTTTTTTGCGATCTCTCTATCTACATATGTAAATACACAACCGCACTTTTTGCAATAATATTGATGTCGTTCAAGTTTTCCTCGTTTTATTATCTCCATAGTTTTACTTCTCCAAAAACTTTGGGGGCATTGAGCCTGCTCGATAAATCACAACTTTGATTTTGAGATTGTGTTCGTCGATAAACATTTTAAGGTCGTCAACATCAACGCTTCCGTCTTCAACTAACAAGATTTTGTATTCTTGCTTTTTTAACTGCTTTTGTTTTTTCATTTTTGCTCTCCAAAACATTCTTCCCATTCTTTATTCAGCTTCTCGCAACGCTCATCTGCCGCCTCTTTCATATCGAATTTTCCATAATAAATAGCTACGCTATTAGGAACGGTGTGAATGACTGAATAATGTCTAACCTCTTTATAACCGCCATCCTCGTAAAATATACGTTTTACGTTGTCGCAAATGACTGCATATACGGCATCCCTCTTTTCGATTTTTTGCGTCAGCATTTTGTTCTCAATCTTGTATATTTCCAATAACAGGTTTTCAAAATTTTGCGGTTCCTCACACATTTGCATTGTTCCTCTCCTATGCTACATCCGACGTCGGCAACGGAACATACCACTTTATTTCCCACCGATACGGATTTGTCGAAGTGTTTTCGGTCTGTTCAATCACGTAACAAACATTGTTTGCAATGCTGAAATAGTGCATTTGGTACGAGTTGGCACCCGTTTTTATCAAAATCCCGATTTCTTGCTGTCCTTGATAATCGTTTGAATAGGTTGTTTGCACCGAAAAATAGCCCTCTACCGAATATAAAACCTTGTCCGAATACAGATTGATGAAAGTCATCTTTCGGTAAACGTCAAAATTATTTGCCTGCTTTTGGATATTATCCCGAACTGTCATTGCTTTACTGCAACTCTTGGTCGCACAAGCAGACAGTCCTAAAAGCATTGCGCACATAACACATAAAATTATTGCTTTGAATTTTTTCATTTCTCATACTCCTTTAATAGTCCGTCGATATCGCATTTTCCAACCTCTCCAAAAACCATATATTCGTTGCCTTCTTCGTCCTGTTCAAATGTCGTTTTAGAAGCGCAAATATCTTTCAACTTTTCTGCAAACTCTTTGACGGTATTTGTTTCTACCGCCTCGCAACCACTGCAATTTACTTTGCCCGCATTAGCGGAGTTTAATTGCTCTTGCAACTGCTTGTTCTCGGCTTTTAAGCGTTTATTTTCGGCTCTAATTTGGTCATAAGCCTTGCAAAACGCTACTCTGTTATCCACACGTTTCAACACCTCGTTTTCTTTTTGTAATCGTTCGATTTCTTTATCTCGTTCAAACAACTCATCTGCTTGTTGCATTTCACAATTATTGCAAACTTCTACGTCCAGATTTGCTTCACTTCCCGAACAAATAAACGAACCTTTTGGGACTTTACGATAGCCTGCCTCGAAGAGGGCTTTCGCAGTCTTTTCCGAACCGTTTTTATCACGTCTACCGTGAATAAATGTTGCCATTTCTGCTATCTGCTGTTCTTTGTTCATAGACATATCTCCTCAACAAACATATACGACTGCGGCGGGCGGGTTATCGATGCTTCGCAAACTCTATCGCCTTTGCTTGTAAATTTTGCTCTATCGCAAGAAAAGCAAAGTCCTGCGTAACTACAGGGACGGTTAAACTCATTCAACTTTTTCGGTTTATCATAAATCTTTAAGTCTGAAATGTGCCAACCATACAAATGCTTTCCTACACCAATATAGTTAAATAATTCTTGTGCTGTTAAACACATTTTTTTAAGGTCATTGTTATTAAGCATACTGTCTATATAATTATCATTACGTTCAAAGGCTATACCCTCGTGCCAATTATTCACTTTATAAACACCGTTATCAATAAATTGACCATATCCTAAGTTGTTCTCTTTTTGGTAGGGAACAGAGACACAATAAAACTTGTCAACCTTATCGCAGATAAACTCGCCGATTACTCTACCGTTTAAGCCTTGATACTCGTCGCCATCCGCCCAAAACTTAAAGCCGTCGCCTATCTCGACTTTACCGTTTGCGAGCCATAATAACTCGTCGCTTGTACTAATCGCCCCGCACTTATAAAACTTTTTGGGCTTTGTAGCGTAGATATAGCACTTAAACGGAGTTTCTTTCGGGGCTGATTTCCTTACTTCGATTGTTTTTCTGTCACTCGCAATTTTCTCGCACCATTGCGGTTTGATTGAAAGCATTATACACTTCATAATAATTTCTCCCTATATTTTCTACTTGGCGTAGTAATTGCTTTAACTATTCCCCAACCGCTATATATTCTACTTAAAACAGTTGTATATTTTATTTTGTAATCATCACACCAATCTATTAAAACCTTTTTTACTCCGTTTATTTCCACAAAAACATTTTTTCTTGTATTTTTACGCTGTTGTTGCATTGTTGCCCATCTACAATTAGACGGCTTATAATTACCGTTTACATCTATGCGGTCTATTGTTAAATCGTCTGCATAACCATTTCTCATAGCCCAATCATAGAAAGAATTAAAATTGTTTTTCCATTCATCACAAATTGATATTTTCCTTTCTCCGTAATGCTTAAAGACTTCTCGATTTTTATTTAAGCACCTTTGTTTCATGTCACACCAAATTGTGTAAAGTCTTGTTCGGCTTTGTCCGTGAGTAGTATATTTAATAGTCTTGTTCCTTTTAATCAATAATTCTTTTGCCAAACACCCACAAGACTTTATTTCTCCCTTTTGCAAAGAATATAGCCTTACGATTTTTTCAGTTCCACAATCACATATACACTTAACAAGGGTAGACCCGTTTTTTGCTTTCCCTGCATACTCTTGAATAGTTAATCGACCATATTTATCACCGATTTCAAAAACGCTTTTCATTCTTCCTCACCTCTTGCAGGCAACACAACCTGCCAATTGTTTGTTTCGCCACATTTTGCCTTTATAATAAACGGTGACAACTTATCTCCGAATTGCACTTTCACACACTTATTTGTCTTTTGCACCGCTTTTAATGCTTTTATAAGCGACGCGGGCTGAACGTGGATAGTGTATGTGTCGTTTCTATCGGCGTTTCCAATTATCTTTTCAATGTCCACAAAATTGTCCTTTGGCTGAGTGAAGCAGTATTTTAACCCGCCATACTCAACAAGTACTTTCACATATTCGTCACCGTCTACCACTTCCACGATAATATCCTGCGGACGACCTTTGCTCGGCTTAACCGCAATCGGCTTTATAAAGCACTCAAATTCTTCGTCTATCGGGTTTAAGTTCGGGACGGTGACTTTTGCCGCCGAATATCCGTCACACGAATACGCTGTGATTTCGTCCTTTTTTACCACGAGTTTTATGTAGGACAGTTCAGGACGATATATCTCTTTGCTCAAACTGTTCTTAACTCCGTCTATAAGCGTTGCGAACGCCGTGTCTGCAATTGCTACTCTTTTCATTTTAATCACCTCAATATTTAATAAAATCTTTGCCGTAAAGGCGGTTTAACGTGTCCCATACGTGCGCTATTCCTAAGCCCTTGCTGTTCGGTCGCCATATGCCGTTTACATACTCGCCACCGTCCATACAGTATTTGTAATGCTTTGGATGTGTTTGTTTTAATCGCACAAAACGGCTCTCTTCTTCCAAATGCGCACCGAACGCGCAGAACATACAACCTGTGCGTTGACAGCCCGTTGTGCAGAGATTTCCTCCGCATATGCTGTTTTCATAAAGCATACCGTCATCGCCTTTATACACAATGTCGCCGTAAACACTTGCTATTGGGATGTTGCGACTTTTTAAGAATTGCAAAACGTCTTGATTTGTCCAAAACGACATCGGGTTTGACTTATTTTTCTTAAAAGCGTTACAACCTGTTTTCAGCCACGCCGACAACCGCATACGACTTTCTTCTGCCATCACAGCCGTTATTGTCGCTTTGTGAAGTTGATATACGGACTGCTCTTTCATAATTCCGCAACACCTACCACTGATATTAAAATCAACGTCAAGCAACGGTTTGTACTTCGGAACGTTGTACATAGACAGTTCACCGTTCTTATCCCGCCACGTTCCATTCAAGCGTTCAATTCTGCTTTGGTTCCCTCTTTTTGCCCAGTAAACGCAGTCTGCCACTTCTTTACCGATAACGGGATAACCGTATGTTTTGATAACCTCGTCAAACCTCATTTTCGGTCGAACAAACTCAATGTCGCCTAATGTCTTTACGAATTGCCGTATTTCGGGATATTCAAGTCCGGTGTCGCAAAACACGCCTTTTGCTTCGGGATATATTTCTTTGACGATATACCATAGCACCGTACTGTCTTTACCGCCACTCGTGGAAACTCTGCAATAATCAATGCCGCCATAATAATCAACGAACTCTTTTATGCGATTTTTAGTTTTGAGAATTTTTAAGTCAAGCGGTAACGCCTGTAATTCCCTCAAATCTTCTTTGGTTCGCGTCATCCCAACACCTCTCGTATTTTTGTTTCCCAATCATCGTTTCGGACTTGAAATGCGTCGCCCATTTCGATAATATCAGGATAATTCGACATTGCGATTTTTATCGGATATTTATCAATTTCGTAGGCAATATATTTAACATTCGTAAAACCCATTTTTTCAAGGCAATAACGCCCGGTCGCAATGCCGTCGTACATTGATAACACAACAAGTTCCTCGTCTTTCGGCACATTTTTTAACGCATTTGATAGAATATGTATAATAACTTCTGCCGTCCACCCATTTCCGAGGGCTTTGTATGCTTGACTGTTTGAAACCGCTTTACAGTAGTTGTCGGGCATTGTTTGCAACCTTGCACATTCTGCTACCGAAAGTTTGCGGATAATATAATAACCGTCGCGCAAATTAACTTTGTATTTCTTGTCTTTAATCGTGATAAAACCGCCTTTTACTTCATACACCTTTTTGTGATATGCTTCCCGCTTACATGGGACAAAAACTTTTTCTTGAAAGGCGTTCGCCGCCGTTAATGTCCTCATTTTTGAAAACGGATATGAAACGCTATATCCCTGCGCCGTCACACCATAAGTAGATTGACAACGCAAACCGCTTGCGGTAGGTATGATTTTTGTCCCGGGACAAGGTTTATAATCAACAACTAAATCGCCATAGGGTTCTAAAATTAGGTTATTTTCTACATAACTCCCGTTTGCCGTCAACGTCGGGGCTTTTTTTTGCTTAATGCCACCTGCGTTATATCCGTGTCCTCGCTGGAATATAACCCTTTCGGCTACCATTTCGTGACGATTTTTACTCAAAGTATCTTCGGGAATAGCACCATTGCAACGTGTCGTTAAACAGTAACTTTTTTTATTGCAACTCAAACTTTCTCCGCTTTCTAAAATATCCGAAAGAAAAATGTTCCTATCAACAGGCAATTGAACTTCACCGCAATTATGCACATAAAAGCGTTGTCTGTTCTCGCCGAAACTAATGCCGAATTTATCTCGATGTATCTTGAACCGCTGTCGTCCATAAACATTGTGCCGTCCCATACGCGCAACTCTTCTTTTATTTGGTCTTTTATCGCTTTTGCCGCAGAAACATTGTTTTCGTAAAGGAAATAATCGGGTTTGAATTTTTCTTTCGCTATAAGATAATTTTTGAATAATTCCCAGCCTATTCCACTTGCTTCCGTTTCTCGGTTATTCTTCTGCGCTATGCTCCAATATGTACAAGGCGAACCCCCGATTAAAAGCTTAATCATACTCTCATTGCCTCCCACACAGCCTCTTCGTCCGAGCAAATCACGAACACGTCGCCGTCCTTTTGTTGGTATTTCTGATAATACCAACGCTTAACAAGCCGCATATCCGCTATTGCTCGAACAGACAAAACCGTTCTCACTTTATCGCCGTTTTTTACGACGACCTTGTATATGTATCGCTTACTCAAACTATTTTACTCCTTATCCTCAGGGGCTTCGTTGCCCCAACAGTCCCAGCCTTTTGCATATTGCCGTGCAAACAGTTCTATTCTGTTTTGTTCCCCCAAAAGAGAGACAATACGTTCTCTTACTTCGGCGGGCTTTTCGCTATGTCTGCCGCGCGGAGCCAGTACAATCTGCTTAACGCTTTTGCTTACGCGATGAGGCTGTCCTTTCGTGGCAAGTAAACAAAGTTCCGCATTCCCTTGCACCTAACGCCCAAGTCCTGCAAATATGCCCCCGCTTTTCGGATTTTGTTTTACCCAACAGAAAGCACACGTCTTATATTTGAAACCCCATGCTTTTATGGTATCCAGTGCTTCTTGCAACTTCGGCATCGTAGCCCACAGAAACAGCACGCTGTCTTTTGCGGCAAGATTATGTATCGGCAAATTTTTGATTTCGTCTTGGGTCATGCAGGGATAGGGCATCGCCCCCATCTTTGCATTGCCGCCGAGAGTATCCCGATACAACCACGGTGGGTCAGCATAGATAATGTCATACTTTTTGTCTGTGTTAAAAATGTCTACTTTCATGTTTATTTCTCCTTACATTATGCATTATATCATATTATCAAAACGTTGTCAAGTAAATTTAATGACATTTTAGATTTTTATTTGATATTTTGCAAAAGTAACAGCATCGCCATAACGGTTTTTAGTAGTAACGTTCTCATTTTCAATGATATACCCGTCCTTTCTAAGCAAATAAATATACGCCGACAAACGAGTACAGCCGTATTCCTTAATTGCTTCCCAGCTTGTAATACTTCCAAAATCTTGTAAGTGTTTAAGAATTCTCTCTTTCTGTGTCATTGTTGTTTTCTCCTAAAAACTCTGAAAACCGTTCATAGGCTTTCTGCTTATTTTTGTTTTCTTTGCCTTTTATTTGGTAGGATAACGACTTGTCGAACCACGCCTTAATTTGTTTACGCGCATCTTCATATCCCTGTTTTTTGCCATCATAATATCCTCGTGCAGGCTTGTTTTCACTAATGCCTGTTTTTTCACCATCTTGCCCGCCGGTCGTGCGGTTATATGGGGAAAACCCATATTCTTTATGATATAGTGACAAAATATTTCGTTCCAACGTATCTAAATTTTCTCTACTACATTCTTTGTACCCCAACTTCCACCCGAAAGGAAATTTATTCTTATCGTAAAGCTTATGTTTTTTAAGAGACAAAGCGATGTGGTCATATTCTTGCAAATGTTGAACACAACGGTCGAGCATTTTTACGCTCTGCCCAACATAACAAAACTTGAACCCGTTTTCATCTATTCGATAGAACACATAAATTCCTGGGGTGTTAGGCAACCCCGGACAAACTTTTAATATCTCTTCCTTGTATCTTGCCTTTATAGCCATTATTTGCTTATAATTCATAGTTTCTCCTAAAAAAATAGGCTCTGCAGAACTAAAAATCACGCACAGCCTTGTTGTCTTTTTTGTTTAATGTTTAGAACGGGAAATCGTCTTCCGTTACTGTCTTCTTTTCATCCACTGTTACTTTCGCCGTTGTTCTTTTCGCAGCCCCGCCATCTTCGTTATAACGGTCAAGCAACTCAAACTCATACACTTCATAGTTGTAAAATGTCGAATTATTGTTAGCAAACTTTACCGTATGTTTTCCTTTTGTGACATGTATTCTATCGCAATCTTTAAGACCTAATGCTATTAACTTATCATAGCGTTCGCCATTAAATAAAAGCTTACCGTGCCAATCCCTAACGTACTTGTCACCACGACGGCTTGAAGATGACGCATTAACAACAGCTATCTTGCTCCCGTTTACAATTTTTTCCTGCACCACACTATCCGTATCCTTCACGTTCCATACCGTGAAATTTCCATCAAACCAAAGTGCCATTTTGTTTTTTGCCTCCTACTTTAGCAATTTTTTTATTGTATATATCGGTAATAACCGTTAATACCTTTGTATTCCGAACCAATTGATAATATATTTTAGTTCCGTCTTTACGCACAAAACTTAAAATATCCACGCCTTCTGATACAGGCATACGTGTATCAAATTCCACTAATTCTTTAACTGTAAATTCAAAAGCTTTCAAATCTTTCCCTTGTATGTATTTGATTGCAAACTTGCTCACAGTCGCGTTTTCGGGCATTTTGCGCTTTTCAACAATAAAATCAGTTCGATTATGTTCCATAAGAAAGTTAAGTTTCTCGTTCATTTTTTCGGCTTCAATAACACGTTTTCGCAAAACTACAATTTCAGCTGCCATGTTTGCGTGATATTCATTATATGCTTTTTCTAAACGAACAAGCTTTAAGCCAGTATCGCCCAGAATTGCCACTAATTCATTATATGTTAACTTCTTCCCCATTTTTTAAGCCTCCCAATTTTTCAAACGTTCAAGATACTTGTCAAACTGACATTTAGGAGCCTTATCCAAATCAATGCAGTCGCATTCTACCGCAATGGCTTTCAATTCAGCATTGGTTATCCCTGTTTGTTTTTGGATAGCAAGGATCTGCTTTCTGCGAATGTCTTTCAAAGACGGTGCAGGGGCAGGTTCAGCTTTTTCGGCAGTTGTATACTTTGTTTTATCGTTTTCCCAATAAACATCCGCGCCGATACCCAAATACTTGCACGCATTTCCTAACGCATCGGTTATCGCCATTTTATATGCCTCGTCGCTCGCATTGAACGTCTTTTTGCTAACGACATAACTGACCATTCTATTCCCGCCAACACCTGTAATCGGCTTACCCCATTCGTCCCCAAATTTTACATACAAATCAATTTCGGCAAATGCAAGACGTTCTCCGGTGCTAACTTCTTCTGTCCACAATCTTTTGATTTCATAGTACCATCCAAAGCCACACGCACCAAATTCGCTTGTAAGCATTTTTACGCGCCACATGGTGTTTATATCCGTCCCCTTAAAACGTCCATTATCAAACGCTTTTAGGGCGTCTGACGGTACGGCACGGAACTTGTTATATAATTCAAGATTTTTGTTGTCTGCCATTTTTTATCCCTCACACAATTGTTATTTTATAATTTGTCGAATATTCTGCCCCCGGCACTTCTTTCCCGGCTTTGAATGCTTTGTTTATGGCTGCCTTAGACAGCTTACGTTCTGTCACGCTTACAAAATACTCAGGGGGTATCAATGTTTCGTCCACAACGTTGCAACGCTTTGTTTGTTTGACTTTCATTTCGATGTCTTCATCTACAAAGCCTTTATTATCGGTCGCATATAAAAGCCATTTTTCCAACCCGTCAATTTGTTTTTTCAACGAAGTTTCTTTTGCTTCAATGCTTTTCTTTTTTTCCGTTGTATGGTCAAGTAGCGCCGTTAAGTTATCGACATACGCAATAACGCTTTTTATCTTTTCGTTTTTTTCTACTTGCAACGAATTAAGCCTTTCTTCCCAATTAAAAACTTCACCAGTCTCAATGTCAATGCCATTTCCTTCAGCCTTTATTGTAGCATCTTCGTCAAGTAATCTTTCTATATCAGAATTGATTTCGTAAAGTTTTCTCATATTTCCACCTCTTCATACAATTTCATTACACGTTCCAATTCCGCCCTTTGCTCTTCGGCTGTCTGCATATTTAAGTCGTATAAGAAATCGCGGTATTCATTGCGCGCTCGCTCAAGAATATCTTCTGCCTCGTCCACAACACTTGCCAGTAAAACCATTCGCTCAAAGATATTTGTACGACGTTTTTTTTCATCATCTGCTGTACTCATAAGCCTACTACACAAATTATCATTTAACTGAGCATATCCGGCAGCCACAATAGACAAATGCGCTTGCGCTTTAAGAATATTATCAATCAGTCTATCACGCATAGTTTTCATTCATCGTCCTCCGGTCTATAACCGCAAACAGGGCAAAAACGCTTATAGTGTTTTTCTGCGACACAATCTTCTCCATATGGTTGTAATTCAGAAACGCCTTGATATTCAAACGCCGAACCGCATTCAGGACATATATTGTCCTCTTCTAATTCGGCAATAAGTTTTTCCTTGTATTTTGCAATTGACTGGATAGCTCGATCCGGATGGTTTCGGATTTCATGTAATATATGGTCAAGGCTTAATACAACATCAACCTTATCTTGGTCGTCACAATCACCATATGCTTCCAACATGCTACAAAAGCAAACATCTGATAAATCTCTGTCTTTCATAATTTACTCCAATTTCATAATCACGATTTCGCCATTCCTTTCAACCGCAGCCAAAGTGTCATTTACCGTAAACCCTACACTTTCTACAATTTTTTTAGGAAGTCTGACAATATAGCTTGCTGTCTTAACTTTCCCCGTATCTTTATCGACACGTATCTGCACCGTCATTTTCATAAGTTATCACGCTCCTTGTTCGTTTATGCCCCTATTATAACACCGATTTCGTACGAAGTCAAGCGTTTTCGTAACATTTTGCAAAAAATATTTTTTATTTTGCGGAAATTATTTTTCAAAAACCCTCTTAAAACACTTGACAACCTCTTTTTTATATGTTATAATAGCCACGAAATGTAGGGCTTCACCTACCGAGCAATATGTTTTGCCTCAAAGTATTGCCATTTCCTAACTACATATTTAGATGTCAAAGTTCTCGTATATGTTTCTGAGGCTCTCGAAAGAGAAAACATATCGGGGGCTTTTTCTTATACTTTGACATTAAATCGCGAAAGTTGTCCTGCGTTAAAAGGTACAACGGGTGGCTCTGAGTTCATGCACGTGAAGAGCAACTGCAAAGTGGGGTAAACGCTACGATACCACAATAATCTCGACGGCGGGCTTGGTGAACTGAATTAAGATAGGCAGTGGAGCGCAGGGCAGTTCTTGTGCAACGATACTGTGTGTAGCTGAAATGTTACACGTATGCGTGCATGACAAGGGCTTGTTGGGTAGAAACTTCAACGACGGACGATGAAGACGTCTTTATTCTCTTGTGTGTACTTGTCCCTCTTTTTGCAGGGATAGGTATGCACAAGAGCGTGAGTGAGTATGTTCTTAACTCTGAACGATGTATCATGTACTAATAAACTAAGTACAGAGTATATAGAGTATAAGATTACTACTAAGCATATCGGTAATATAACATGTAATACTCGTATAATTACGAATAAATAAGCAATAGAAGAAGAAATAGTTTACATATACTAAACAAATAGAGATAGTATACAAAGAAAAATAAAAAACACGTGTCCGAGGTAACAGATGGTAAGCAACGGACACAGATAGAAGTGGAACAGTTAGTTCGCTTATTAACTCTTAAAGACAGAGCTGCTTCATATGTTTTATTCATATTTATCCTTTACAAGAGGGGTGACCCGTTCAGTTTTCGATGATTTACTGGGCGGGTTGCTTCTTTTTTAATGACAAAAACCTACGTATTGCAATAACAACAAATAAGCGTTCTTCCAAAGATATGCGATCTCGCTCTTAAAAAGTCAAAAATTAGCAATGCTTTCGTGAAATTTGCAAGTTCCGCAAATAATATCCATTCAGCATTGCGATATTAGTGCGAAATTTAAGCTGTGTTGCGTTTTATCGTTTTGGTAGGGTAAATTTACGTTTGAGAAACAACTCTCGTTAGAATTGAAATTTTAAGGCAAAAAAGACAGCCCAACTCGTGAGAGAAGAGCTGTCAAGCGTTAGACTATCCAAAACAGGTCGGCTTTTTCGCTACGGCAATCGAATATATCATAGAGGACACCATATTCGACCACGGTCAAATGCCCGTCCGTACGGATAAGTATAACGTCTTCAGGGAAAAGTTCACCCAAGTCTGCAACAGAAAGGTTGGTCGCTACGCGCTGCTTTAAACCAAACACGTTGGTAAGCAAGTGATTGTAACAACACGCCGTAAGTTCGTCGCACTCAAAGAGATCGGCAATCAGTTCAAGCTTATGTTTAATAAGATTGTAATCTAATTTAGTGGCGCGACTAATTGCGCGGCATACGCAATCGTTTTCAATATCGCCGACTGGGTTTGCGTTGTAAAAACGGTAGTCAATCATCGCAACAGACAATTTCCTCGTAATAGATGGCGAGTTTTTCCCCGCCGTCCATGTCGATGTCTTTGTCTTCAAGCCATGCTTTTGCCATTTTAGCATAAAGGTCAAGGTTGCCGGCGCCAAATACGATTGAATAATCAGTGTATTGCATAAGCACGGCAGTATAGAAGTCCTCAAAAGTATAATCTTTGCCGAAGTCTATACCAATGTCGCGAGCCTTGCGCTCAATGCTTTCTTTGGTGAAAAGAGGTTTGTCTTGTTCGGGGACTTCGCGCAACAGTTCTTTTGCCCATTCCATTAAGTCGTCGTCGGACATGTATTCGTCTGCAAAGTCGCGTTTTGACCGATAGTCACGCGGATAACCGTAATCACGTTCACGCGGTTCGCGCATGTCATCATATCGCGACATGTCGGAGCGGTAATTCCGGTCACGCATTTCCGTACGCGTGCGTCTGTCGTGTCTGCCGTCTATTGGATAATACATTTCGCCAGGGTATGCTCTATGGTCGGATACATAGCGCCCTGTTCTGCGAGAGCGATGTCTTCTGTCACGCATGTCACACCACCTTGTCGATATTAACAACTACCGACGTATACGTTGCCCCAATGCCTGTGTTGACAAACGAGATCGCTTTTGCAAGGGTCGAAGACGTTCCAAGTATGCAAGTCTTATCGACCAAAACATACTCATCAATTACCATTGTGCGAAGTTCTGTGTTCGCCGTGGTAATGGTTTCGCTCGCAATTGCTCCCGTTACCGCTTGTCCGTTGACAAACATTTGAGCCGTTGCAACACCTGCCACCGTTCCAGAAACAACAAACTTTGCAGTGATATGATAAATACCGTCGCCGTTGAGCGTTACTGCGTCGGAAGTTGTGGAAAAGTTAGGCAAGCCGTTGCAGGTCTTTTTGCAATATCTGCGATAAACAGACCCTAAGTCTATTGTTCCATCCGTAAGAGTGGTCTGTGTCGCATTGTTTCTTGTACCAAGTATAAGCATAATGCCTCCTATTAGGATATTTTATTATCCTCTCGTGCCGATAATTAGTCGGACTTTAATGTGTTAAAGAACAGAGCCGCAAGTTCCGGGAGTGCCACAAGCAGAGTAGCAGCAGTTAGGATTTGCTACCTGATAAGACGGTATCGGACACGGTCTAAGTTGCGATATTAAGAACGTGTTCTGTTCCGTTTGGCTTGCTTTCAAGCGGAGTGCGTTGATTTCGTTCTGCTGAGCGGTAATCTGTGCGTTCTTGTCTTCAATGCGATTTGCAACAATTTCGTCATGAAGTGCGCGATAGTTTGCATTCTGACTATCAATCACATCACGGAAGCCCGTGCAAAGCGACTGCTGGATAGCATTGGTCTGCATTGCAATTGCATACTGCGTGTCTTTTATTGCACTCTGAGTTTTGCAACAACAGTCAGCAAGTTGCGAGCCTATGCCGTTTATAGCCGAACGAGTTTCATAGCCGCCCGTGGTAATTGCGTTGGTAACACCCGCAAAGCCGTTGAGCATACCGGTGTTCATAGCGTAGAAACCATCGCAAAGACCATTGTTCACATTGTCAAGTTTGCGCTCAATGCTGGCGAAGTCGCTCGTAAGAACATATCCATCCATTACGCCGCCGCCCTGGCTTCCACCGTAGCCATATCCGCCTCTGCCCCAACCAAAAATCAAAGCAAAGAGGATAATTGCCCCAAAAAATGTTATCGTAATGGCTTTTTATCCACTACTTCTATAACTTATTGTTCGTTATAGCTCAGCATATCTTTTTAACTGCCAATAAACAGTTATCGAGGTCTCGTGGGCAGATTATATCTTTTCACTGCCTATGCGTTGCGCCTGACTATCTTTGATAGCCTTCGGGTCGGATTAGCATTCCAGCCTTCCCGTTCAATACCTCGATTATTCGATATAGGTCACCCTATAAAGTGGCAAGCAATTTACCATCCATCTCCGTTCATAAACCCACCGTTGCAATTGTTGCCTGTGGTTACGGTAGGAACATCACCTTCGATATACATAAAAGTATACCTCCTTATTAAAAATTGATTTTATACAAACGTGCTACGTTAGACGTCATTCGCAACACGGTCATATACGCTAAAATTTAGCCCCTCGCTGGCGTAACATATTCAGCAAGGGTTGTATGTCTACCCCGCTCTGTTTCGCGTATTGTAGCACAAAATTCTGCGGTGTCATTCCACTGCTCTTCATTTGATTAAGCATTGCCGCGTATTGTGGATTTTGTTGAGCCATTTGTTGAACGCTTTGCTGGATATTTCCACCGGAAAGGGCTTGCATAATAAACTGCATGGGATCCATATACTTACCTCTTGGTTAATACCTTTTGGATAATAACGATGTCTGTTTTAAGTTTTTCAACAGTACGTTCTAATTCTTTTACTCGAACCAACAAATGTTTATCCACAGTTGGTTTTTCAGGCTTGTTTTGATTGTCCATTTGTGCCTCCGTTAAGTTTCGCAATGCACTCGGCAAGGCGTTTAATGTCTGCTTTGGTTGCATATTCGGATAAATCTTCTTTGCGTACATAGTTGGGCTTTGGATCTTCGACTTCCGCATTTGCCGTAATCTCATCAAACTTATATCGCTTAAAAACAGGACGCCCGAGTTGGTCAAGAGATTTGATGTACATTACATTTTTGTTCGGGTCAAAAGCCAAAACTTGTCCGCCGACAGGCACGATATACGCACTAACTTCTTCTTCTGTCGCATATTGCAAAATGGTTGGTTGTAATGAATATGCTGGCTGTTGAGGTTGCTGTATGGGTGCTTGTTGCGCCGGTTGCATTCGTTGGTATTGTTGTGGTTGATAAGTCATATATGGAGCTTGACCATAATTATTGTTCCACATTGTTGTTGTCCTCCTTGTCGACTAAAATACATACACACGAGCCGTAATCGTGAATAATGTTCTCTTTTGGGCAAATAATAAGTATCTTTGTTGCCAATTCCACCTTTATAAATTTGTCATCTGAAGTTTTCATCACTGCTACTATATAACAATAAAAAAAGATTGTACACCCACAAAAAGCATACAATCTCTAAATTTAAGAGTTTAATTGTTCACGCATTCGTCGTTTCCGCATAGTAACGGATTTTTCGTTGATACATAGTTCGTCGGCAATTATGCTGTGCTTTGTCTTTTTTATAAAAAATGCGACGGCGAGTTCTTCATTTGTTTCGCTAAGTCGCAATTCATGACATCGTGTTCGTAGTTCAGTTTCAGTGCAAGTATCTACATTAAAAGTCTTTTGTTGTTCAAGTTTTTGTTTTAGCTGTTTGTAGTGAACTTCATAGAAATCCGCATCGCGTTTTGTATTACCTATCCACCCTACAGCGTAGTTTATAGGAATTGCGGATACTAAACTGAGTGTAAACGGTAAAATCAAGCTTATCCCAAAGAATAACACAGAAGCAGTGATAACACGACAAATCGAAGGCACAATATGGTGATACTGATGCGGGTATTGCTCTCTTATAAACCAATGGCAAAAGAAAAAGAATATCGCTTCAGCCCACTTATTGAAGATTGCCGCCGGTAGGAAAATAGCGACAACCGTAACGATTATCGCTAAAACCCAAGTCTTAATTATGTTCTTCTTCAACTCTGTCTACATCGGCAATCATATTGTCGATTGCATTAAGAATGGTAGCCCATTCTTTGCGAAGCGCACGCAAATCGTCACCTGTAAAGCGATTATGCCTTATTTTGTTCAACAGTTCAGAAGCCGTCTGCATTGCGATCCCCGCGTTTTCCCCGTACAACCAAGCACCAGGTATACCCATTATTCCTTTTCCTCCCGTCTATAATTTAACAAGAAGTACAGTAAAACAAGAACAATGTAATAGTCAATCATGAGAATAAGCATAGTCGCAAAATTATAATTGGCTATCATAGTGTTTAAGTTTCTGACTTCTAATGTTATCGATTGAATAAGACTTGTTGTAGCAAAGCAGAATGCCGTTGCCCCAAGTTTTCCGCAAAACACAGCCGGTAGTATAATCATCATTGACATGTTTATTGCCGTGTACTGTTTTGGGATGAAACGTTGTGCTAAGAACAACAATATAATCGCCATTGCTACAATCAATAATTCTTTCGCGTTAAGGTAAAGTTTTTTACAACAAGCGCAACAATAAAAGAAATATATGAAGAACGATAAGGCGCCACTCGCGGCGTAATATGCCCATGTATGCGTGCTTATATAGTTACCCACACGAAGTACGGCAGGTGAATGTGCTATACTCAAAAACCACGTTGTATCAATGGTTTTAGCCACATAAACAAGCAACAAAAGCGCACCACTCAGCACAACGCCCATAGTCCACAAATTGTTGAACTTTTTTACTTTCATTGTTTGTTGTCCTCGTCCAAAATTGCGTTTATCTTTTCAATATCGCTGTCGACATTTTTGTTTGCCTTTACCTTTTTATCCGTTTTTTCGGTTTTAGTAGTATCGTCGGGCTTAGTTGTGTCGGTTAATTCTTCAATCTTGTCCAACAATTCTTTGCCCTCACCCTCTTCGTAAGGGTTCTCAATCTTAGTCTTGGTGAAACGTTCAAAGACTGCATACAAAGATATTGCCGCCATACCCAATTTCAACCCGGACATAAAATCGAATGGCACTTTAATAAGCGCACAATTGTATATAGCCACGGCTATACAACCAAGAATGAACGGGATCGTAAGGATAAAACTGTTCCACAAATGGCGACGGTTATCATCGGTAATTTTGCTTGTTAATTTCTTAATTGGCATCTTAATTACTTCTGTAAGCCCAAAAATAACAACGGCAGATGCCCACCATATCAACGTTTCACGGCTTGCATCAGAAAGTGCTGCTAAAAACTGCATAAGTATTAAACCCCCTTTAAGAATTAAGAAGTTTTTCGAGCGCGGCAATGTCTGCGTCGTAGTGAAAGCTTTCCTCTACCTTCTTCGCAATTGTTGCTTGCACTTTATCTTCAAACGCTTTTTTTTCAGCCTCAGTATTGTTTTGTATCGTGATAAGCGCCCGCGAATGGCGATCTTCCTCTGCCGATATAGAAGCATCTCTTTTTGCGTCGAACTCTGCAAATTTAGGCATAATTACATCGTTCTGCACTCTTGCTATCTGTTCCATTATTTTGTTATCACGTTCAGCCTTAAGCTTAGCAACAGTTTCTGCTATAATTTCGTCACGCATTAGTCGTTCCTCCAGTAAGTTCGTTGATAAGTGCTTCCGTATCGTCGCCGGGTTCTACGGGTGTAATTCCGTTGTCCGTGGTAATATCCGGGACTTCGATTTCGGTTTCTTCTACATACAGCTTTCTGTCGGAAACATATTTTTCACGGCGGTCAGCGTATTTCTGTTCAATTGCCGCGATTTCTTTGGCTTTTGCGTCGTCAATTCCACCGATGATTTTGTCAAACAGCGCAACGACTTCTTCATAGCCTTCTTTCGCTTTTTCCTGTTTTATAAACATAAAAGTGTTCCTCCACTTGTTTTTGTACCTATATACTTAATTAGGCTTTGTCCACCAAAAATAGTTCCTGCAACCGCAGCTGCCAACAAAAGAATAACCACAATTGCAACAATTATCTTAATAGCATTATTTTTTATCGAATTGCACACATCGCCTACGATATCAATAACGCCACTCAGTAATGCACCGCAAATAGTTATAGGCAACTTTATAATTTGTATAAGTATGAATATTAAGCTTGCGGGATAGAGCCAAAATTTCATTACGCTCATTGTCTTTTTTGTCGTAATTCCCGCACACTTTAAGATATCTTTGTTGGCTTCGTAGTATGCCTCGGCTTTATCCGCCTCTTTTGCCATTTGCTCAACTTCGGCTTGCAAGCGGTTTTTTTGTTTTGCAAGCTCAGCAATTTCTCGTTCGCTTTCTTGCTTAACTTTTTGAACCTCTTTGGCGATTTTTGCGGTTTCGGCTTCGACCCTTTTTGCCATAGCATCGTTTTTTAACTCTTCCGTCTTTTCGGAAACGAGTGTATCTACGGTGCCGTCGCGCTTTAATGCCTCTTTTGTGGATAAAAGGTCAATTGTAGCCTTAACATCATCGGTTTTTCGTGCATTTTGCTCAATTACCGCGCCCACAATATCAGACTGTTTCGGCATAGGGACTGCATTTTTCGCTTCGGCAAGCTGTTTATCTAACTCTGCCAATTCTTTTTCGTCCATAGTTTTCACCACCATTGTATAGTATTTTTTTCTTTTTGTCAACAGTTTTCGCAATTTTTTGCATAAAACTTATTTCCTAAGCTTGTTGCAGTCTGCTCAAACCATATTTCGTCATATATCGGTTGATTGCCGTCTTTGAACTTAAACTTTTCGTCAGCAAAATACCACACGCCAAAAATATAAGTATAAAACGCTAAAAAAGCGCCGATATATTTGATTATACGCGGTTCTACACCTAAACAAAGTATAGAAAGTGAAGTTAAAGCCAAAACAATTAGACAGCCGTTATAGATTAAATCCTTATATGACTTGCTTTCGTACATCCAATAGCGCGTTGCAGATGGCAAACACACAAATAATGGCATAAAAATTCCAAATATAAGGTTTTGAAAGCAATGTCCGTGTTCGTGGCAAAGCGTGTCTAACGACGGGTTAGGCGAAGTTATGAACATAGCGCCGAGTGAAACACCACCCCAATTTTTTTTACCTGTTTCAAAATAATAGGTCAACCCAAACTTTTTAGGCTTACACCCTTTGAAGAAAAGAACAAGAGTGGCAACAAGACCTACAAGTGTCATTGGCAAGCCCCAAGTAAGAGAACCAAACCAATAAAAGAATTTTTTCATAACTCACTCCTTTATATTTCTGTAACAGTATCTACCCAATTGGTAATCGTCACCGGAGTATAAGTATTCACGTTACCAGTTGTTGTGCTATATACTTTAATCCCCAAGCTACCAGTCTTAGAAGTAGGCGAAACTGACATAATCACACTATTAACGTTCCCTGTGTTGCCGTCTATGTATGAATATCCGTTAACCATAGTTGTTGAAGTAAAGTCAGAAACCGTTAAAGCCGTTGAACTACTGTTGTTTATCGTAAACTCAAACTGAAAAGTCTTTTTGTCGGGTTTTGGGGTTGTATACCACCCGGTTACATAATGTCTATATAGTCCGCCGCCAGAAGAAGCTGTTTTCTTTGTGTATACCCAGACTTTTGAAGTCAATAATACAACTGAATAAGTAGTTTTACCAGTTGTTACTTCATAGAGCCTTCCGGCTGCTGTATCTTGTACTAACGGCATTATGGTAACTTCGTTAACGCCAGTAGTCGCTTTCAAAAAAGACATTTTAGCACTTGTAATGTACGAATAATATCGAGCGGCAAGGGTTCCTTGTGTTGTGGTTTGAACATCCCCTATGTCTATGACCGGATATACCTCATTAGTATTTACCGAAAGTATTTTTCCGGAAGCTTCAAAATTCAATCCTGTACTGATTGTCAATAGCCCGGTAGTTGCATAGGCTGCGCCTGCTTGTTTTATTCCAGTTACTGCTGAAGTAAGTGCCGTATAAGCGTTACTTGTAAACGCTTTTGTTGAAAGTGTAATTGTCACCACATATATAACGTTTTTGACATTAGTAGAATATACCAACTGGGTGGGGCTTTGCTGCGTTAAAGTATATATACGTCCGTCATATTCAAGTTTATTAAAAGGAGATACTTGCAATTTCGCCAACTGTTCATCGGTGATAGGTGAACTCGTAATTGTTACAATTTCACCACCGCTTCCACCGCTCTCACTTTTCTTCGCATACGTTTCAACAATGTCGTTTCCCTCACCGTCGTACTTAGCGCAAAGGTCAAGGTCAACCACAGTAGTTTCATCTTGTCGTATTTGCGGTTTGTACTTTGCCATTTATTATATCTCCTTAAAGAAAATTCCACCGATTGCAAGGTTAGTTGTCGGAGTGTTGGTTCCTGTTTTATCCCCGACTTCGATAAGTTGCGCCCCGGCAATGACAAGCCCTTTTGCGTTTACGTTAACAGCCGAATAAGTGCCAGCGGTTACGCCCGAAGCGGCAAGCGTTACAGCAATTTCCTTGTTAGCAGTGCCGTCAAAAGTGGTTTCACCCGTTGCGTCCCCAGACAGAGAAATCTTGCGTGCGGTTTCTAATTGTTTCGCTTTGCCCGCAACAGTGTTACCATTTTTGATTTCTGCAACTATTCCCGTGTTGCCATATAATGCGCTATATGTTGCGAGCGCAGACGGAACTCTTTTATCCAAGGCTGTTGAAGGTGTTAAGGATGTTACGATATCGCCTTGCCCAAGTTTATTGTTCCAAGTCGCTTTTTCACTGTCGGTAACAAGTCTGTGCGTTGCGTCGTCCTTGGCGTCTGCAAGTTTTCCGCTCGTGGCGATAGTGGCAAGGTTTTCCGTTTCGGTATATTTAGCCAAAGCCGTATTTAATGCTTCGGTCGTGGTATAGCCCGACAAATCAAGTGTCTGCGTGCCAAGTTCTTCCCACGCGTTGTTGACGTAAATATACTCGGTGTATAAGTTGCCCGTTTCCGTGGTACTCGTTTTCTTGATATAGATAGTCGTGGGCGAAATATTGCTCGTTGGCAGATTTTCGACAACTTCAATTGAAAATTTAGGAATTGCACTAATGTTGTTGTTGATTGTGGTTATCTTACCGTCAATTTCCGTTTTGGTATAGTAATAGGTAAGGTCGCTGACAGATTTTGTGATAAAATTAGCAATAGCGGTCAAGTCTGCCTTCAAATCCAACGCCGTTTGCGTCGCAGTCGAAATAGGCTTATTTGCATCTGACGTGTTATCAACATTGCCTAAGCCGATGTTTGCTTTGGTAATATTTACCTGTCCAAGTCGGTAAGAGGTTTCTGCGTCACCTTTTACGCCGGTAACAACGCCGCCGCCCGTGATTGCAGCAATATTGTTGTTTAATTCTTCAAGCGCACTCTTTACATCAGTCGCTTGGATGCCTGTCGCCGCAACCTTTACAATATCTGCATCGGTTTCAGGATGTAAAGTAAGGGGTTCGCCCGTTGATTGTTTCTGCTGAATAACATACTTTTTAGTAGCCATTAGTGTATCTCCTTAAAAATATAATCTTTTTCGCCCCAATTTGTAGGCGTAGTTTGTACTGTTTGTATTTTGGTGTTTACTCTGCCCTCAACATCATCTTTCGTAGCAATTTTCAACGTTTGGAATAAATAACTTTCGTCAATCGCAATCGCACCTTGATTGTCTTCTTTTATACCCTTACCCAATTTCAGGATCGGGGCAACGTCAAGTTGTATCCCAAAGTTTTGCCCAAACATACGTTCAAAATTAAGAGTATGGTTATCAAGCGTAACGTTTGTAATGCTCATTGTCAGCAGAGCGGACAAATTTTCTTTTTGAGCAGGATCTATTTCAATAGGGCTTGCGGGATCTTTCGCTTCCATAAACGAAAAAGTCTCGCTTTCCGAATTTTTGATAGTCCCGTCAGCGCGAATAAATGAAAAACTGATATTTACGCAACGATAACGGCTGATATTACCACGAATAGTATAAACGTTTTTATCCATAGCAACATTGTCGATTATTTCACCAAAACCGTTGGCAATAATCATCGTGCAACCGCTGTCTTTTTCAATTTTAGGACGGACGATTTCTATCTGTTCATACAAATCATCATATTGGCGTCCCAAAACATAGTTATCAGCTTCAAGTGTATAACGGTCATAGCCCGTATCTTTTATATATATTACAGTCATAATGACCTCCAATAGTATTTTAGCCTACATTTTCATCGTTGTCAAGTATTTCCGTCGAAATAATGGCAAAAAGTGACGAATTTACTATATATTCTGGAACAATTTTTACTTGCGGTGCTGCACCGTCGCCACAAGCCCACTCAGAATTGTTTTTTTTATTTAATATGTACCAACCGACTTCACCCAAAAATTTGTAACGCCATTCTATCTGCATGCTTACAAACAAAACACCATCGCGGTATTCTATGTAGTCACCGTTCGGGGCTGTATATATTGGAATAGGCGAATTGGCAAAATCAAGAATGTTTAACGTGCTGTTCAGTAAATATTGTTTCATGCGTCCACCTCACCTATACAAAAAGCGAATGCAACAGCTTTTGAATAAGTCTGATTAGAAGTACTAAATATGGCTCCAGTTTTGTTGCGATATATATATTGTTCACGATATATAGTTGTTGACTTTTTCCCTAATGAGCAAGTCCACCAATCAACAGATACCCCATCTGTATTTTTTAATGCTCTTACAGAATTATCATTATCAGCAAAATATGCATATTGAGTGCCTTCTTGCGCCCAAACAACATTCCCTAATGAATTCCCAATTTCGTAAGCAGATAATAAAAACAGATCATCTGTCAAAGTCTGTGCGCTATCATTGTAATCAAATATCTTCTTTTGAACAGGTTTAAGCCTTTTGATTAGGTTGTTTGCCGAAACAACATTCTCTTCGTCGTCCCAGCCCGGCAACGTATTCTTAATATCGTTCAACAACGTTGTGCGCAGCGAACAGGAACCCCAATAGGTGGAAACACCTTGATTAGAATTCATCTTATAGTTTGTAGCTAATGGCGTCTTTATAAAGAAAGTTATCCCAGCTTTCTTTGTGTCGCTTATTTTATCGTGATTAAACCCGATTATTACGGCGGTGAGTTTTTCGCCCGTGCTTAACTCTATCTCTTTTTCGTCGCCGATAGAAAACACGTTCTGTGCTTGCCCGCTGTTGGCAATGCTTTCAATCGTTTCCCATGACATGTATTTCAATCCACGGTTGCCGCTTGTGATTTCTTGCAATTCCAACTTTTGGTGAGGATAGCCGTCGTATATCAAAGTCGTACCTGTGACACGCCACAAATACGGATTGCCGTCAGCATAGTTATATATACTGTCCCCAAATGAATTGCGGTCAAGCCGAACAACATCGCCGATATGAATGATTTCGCCTTCGCTCGCTTGTTTTGCAATTGTACCATCTGTATATTTTAGTTGGTCTAAGGTGATTTCAGTTGTACAAGTACTAACACCGTTGGCATAATCTGAAAGAATAGAATTTTTTACGGTTGTAACTAAGTTTCCAAGTTCTTTGTAGCTTGCAGAGTGCGGCGTAATTGTTGCTTGATATCCTGTATTATAATCTCCGCTTGTTATAACAATTTCATCAAGCCCAAGTCCGGTTTTCCCGTAAAGTTTTGTATTTGATGGCAAACTTGTAAAGCCAGATCCCGAACCGGCATATCCATAAGCGCCTGTCGCGGCATCAAATGTATAATCTTCGAATAAGAATTCACCATATACGCCATATACCTTATTTAAGATTTCCTTTTTTAGCACTTGGGGTACAGTTCCACTTACAGTATCCTGATATTCAGAAATTAACCGTGCCTTGTCTTGGAAAAGCGAAGAACCCGTTATTTCAGCAATTGAATTATCCGTGCCGTATGTCGTGACATCCGCAAAAGAAATAGTTTGTTTGCGACCATTTATAACAACATCTAATTGAGTGGCTGTTTCGCTAATATATTCTCCTTCCCAAACTCCAGTCATCCCCTTGCGCCTTTTAACTCCTTTTTTGGTTGTCCCTATGCAAATTTTTAAGTTCTTTATATGATAATAGTCTTTATCCCATGTAACAATTGTTTCATCCCCTATATTAGATGAAGAAGTAGCCAATTTTATTGTTTGCGGTGACAATTCAATGCCCCCAATATCAGGAATATCATATGTATAATCATATTTCGGTTCCACCCCAGCAGATTGGAAAGGCGTCAATTCCCAATTAGAGTAAGTGATATCCTTATCATCCAAGTCTTCAAATGAAACAGTCCCTGGGGCAGTTGCATATCCATTTATTCTGTACCCTGTTGTTGAAATGTTAATGTTTGGATTTTTATTGGCGTCTAACCCATAATCAATGGATTGTATTTTAGTCAAATTTGAATTGCGCACTATGGGGATGTCAAACGAAAATGTTACATATATTGCAAACATCCACGCATAAGCTTGTTCTGTATATGAAGCAAATGGATCTGGATATGTATATTCTGCTCTTTTATCTGCCGCTTCGCTTGTTCGTACCACATTATCATAGAATGATGGCAATGTATAAGAAAATACAACTCCTGTCTCGTTAAGAATGTTTACTTGTTTATAGCCGATAAGCACGTTGCTATACTTATTTTTTAACAAGACATCGCGGGCGGGAAACTCATTTTGTGAAGACGGTGGCAACGAAATTATTTTTTCGCTTTTTGCCTTTGCGGGGCGGGCATTGAAAAAACGTATGTTTTTAGGATAAACACCACCGCTTTCGTTAGTCTCGGAATAGTTCAACTGCGCAACGGTGCATATTTTATCTACCGTAGAACGTAAATTATCTGCGGCAAGATAATCGTACGGAATTATTATGCGTTGCAAAAATTGCTTTACCGTCATATCCTTTATTACAGCACCCATATTAACACTGATAGTACGACTGCACATAGCATCAACATCGGCTTGCATAACGGTGTTTGATTTATCCCACTTCAAAGTAGTTATTAAAACATAACTTAATATTTCATACAAGTTAGGTTTTATGGCGTCGTCAGCCCGCAAAGAATAATCACGCCCTGCAAACTGTATTTTATCCCAGTTGCTAATATTATCTACAAGCGAAACAGAGAGTTCACCCGAATTTTCTTCGTAATCACTGTCGCTTGTTTTGAAAACGCCTTGCAGTTTGTCGTTGTAATACGTTTTAACAGTGGTGTCGCTTAAATCAAAAGTACCGTCGATGACTTTATCTACAATCTCACGTTGGGGGTCATCGATTTTCATACTGCCTGTTTTCGGCACGCCGCCATAAAATATTTCTTTGGGAGCGTGCGTGGACTGCGTTGTCGTTGTCTGTTCGGTCAGCCCATTATATGTATCGACGGTGTATTCTGTGCCGTCGGTTTTGCGCAATGTCGTTTTATACATTAGTTAGCCTCCCAAATCGGATAGAGGGTCATATTCGCCGAAACGGTAATCAATGCGTCTTTATAGTACTTCTTAGTCGTAGTTGTTTCCGTGGTAGTTGTTGCCCAATGCGAAATGTGGTATCCAAATTTGGTGTATATGTCATCTTTCAATTGTATTGAATAAAGGTAATCTTTCACTTGGATGACATCCCCCGAAGTATTTGAAGCCGTCGTAATGCCAGCCTTATTAGACTTGTTAAAAGTGCCGCCATTCGTCTTTAATGTTACGGTATATTTTTTATTGGTCTTATCCCTATTCGTCGCCACAAGTTCAATTTTCGTGTTTAATGTGCCGATATACGCAGTATTGAACAAATACAACGTGTCAAGTGATTTAGTTGTCAACGCCATTTCTTCATCCTCTACCCATTCGCATAATTCGCTGTTGTAGAATGTAACATAGCAAACACGCTCACGGCTAATAGCCATAAGTGCTTTGTAATCTGCGACATTCATATACTTAAACGAAACAGCCACACGGTCTACAAAAGAGAATTTTGCCGTATTGATGTTCGACAAAGCAAAAGAGGTGTTTCGCGTTAATTCTGCGCCCCACGTTGGCTCACTCCACCCGATATTGCCTTCACGTGCTACACGAGTAAATGGATAATGATAATAGCCAGCACCCGTTATGAATAAAGTGCCAGCCCCATAAGTCTTCCCGTTTTCGGTTCGTGAAGTATCAATTTTATTGTTTCTATCGACGAATAATTCCATAGTTTATCTCCAACCTAATTGCGGGTTAGTACGACGTACGCCCTCGCGGAAGCCTTCGCTTTCCACAACTGCCCTGCCGACATCGTTTGCGTTAAGTGTAAGTTTTGCCTTATCCAACTCTCCACGGGCAGCGCCGTAACGGACAAGGGCATTGTACATTGCCTCTGTGAACTGTTCAATGTTGGTAACACCAGTGCCACTTTTGCCACGAGCAACAACTTCTGCACCGCTTTCACCTGCAACTGCATACATTGTGCCTGCGCTTTCAAGAATACCGCCATTTGCGTAAGTCGTTGGCACGCTTGCACTTTTGCCTTTATTGGAAGCTACGGCATTATTTACCGCTCCCATTGCACCGGCAATCAAGCCGGCTGCGGCTACACCATAAGCGACAGCACCTTTTAACCCCAATTTAATTCCAGCAACGGCTACACCTACACCAACTAATATAGCGATTAAACCTTGTAATATTTTGGTAACTGTGGGAGCATCGCTTTTTATTAAAATCATAGCCCCAGTAATTGCCGCGACTATTGCAGCCCCCCATAGAACGATTGTCCCCATATTTGCTTTTAATACTGCCCCAAAAGCCTTGAATTTTTCTATTAAAGGTTTTAAGTCTACGGTTTTAATGGTTGCACTTAATTTCGCAAAAGACAATGCCATATTTAAGCCTTTAATAAGAAGAAATACATCTACAAAGGTTTTTATTGTTGCAATTGTCTTGAAAATATCAGTGTTCAAATCATCGAATGTCTTACCTTGGCTTTCCGCAAATTCCGTCAGTCCCTCTTTGGTCATTTCAACGGTCTTCAGATATTTGGAAGCATCAAAATCGAACGGGGATGAAGTTTTATTTCCAAGTGTGGTAAACTTATCGAAAGACAATAACACCCCTTGTGCTTCTGAGGCTGTTTTTGCATAATCTTTCATTGCTTCCGTGTTTACAAGCGTTACTTCTTTCGCCCCGCGTAATTTAGCTATAATAATAGCAAAACTATTTGCGAAATCTACAATCTTATAAGCAAGTCTGGTTAACAGCGGTTCTAACATCATAAGCGGCTGGTATAAAGCTACCGACAATGATGCCTTTAGTAAATCTGCATTTTTTGCTAAGTTCGACATAGACTGGTTGAACGCTTCGCTTTGCTTTGCGATTTCAGCGAAACCTTCTTTCAACCCGGATGTCATTGTGCGAATAAGTGTTGACGCAATATTATAAGTTATAATACGTTGTATGTTCTTAAAAAAGCCAAAATACTTATCTAAACGTTTTTGCAGTTCGTCATACAAACTGATTGAATTTTTTAAGTTGTTTTGCTCTTTTTCTTGATTTTTTATAACATCATTTTGCGATTTTTGTTGTTGCGGATCGGAGATAGGAACACCTTGCCCTTTCCCCGCAACTTGTACGCTTTCCTGCCGTATTTGCGAAGTGCTTTTTTTTGCCAAGTTTGTCGCATTCTTAAAACTTGTAGACTTAAGGACTGACGCCATAGCCATTAAGCCTTTCTCCGCCTTTTTAATTTCTTTTACGAACGGCTTAATAGCCTCAGTCATTGCCGTAAATTTAGTCGTAAATAACTGCGTATCAAAGCCCTGAACCTTAGCCGTGCCTTGTATTGCATTGCGTAAGCGCTTTAATGCCGACGTAAATGCTTTTATTTTTTGGTCGGCGGAACCGCCCGCAGTTGTGTCTTGCACGCCATATTCAAGTATAAGTTTGTCAATGGTTTGTCCCGCCATAATTGTTATCGCTCCTTATGTTTTGACAAAATCTGTCTGTATCTTTCAAAAACACGACGTCCTAATTCTTCTTTGCTTAAATTCTCTTCCTCAAAAGTCGGCATAGGAGGATATTCGGGTGGTTTCTTATCGCTGAATGATATTGCACTAACAATAGCCATTCTAAAATAATTGCCTTGCAACCAAATATCCTGTATAGCCGTCTGCCGTTTCCTTTTGTAAACACGAAAGTAAAACTGCAATGTTTTAGGGTCAAGTTCCCAAAACTTATCTTCGGGGAAGTCTATAAGCAACGCATAGAACAAGAATTCCTCACGTAACCACTCTTCGATGGTCGTATAGTCGGAGAGCCGTTTGCCATGTGGAATAGACTGTTCAGTATCGTCGTCAAGACCAAGATCTAATTTTTCTTGGTCGTTTGGTTGAAAAAACTTCCTTTTGCCAACATTTCAATAATAGGCGACAGCTCTTCAAGCGTGCCACCGTTGTCAAAATGTGCCTCCAATTCGTCTGCCGCTTTTTCGGGAGTAGTACCCATAATGTAAGCGGCGAGGTAAGGAAGTATTTCGTAAGGCTGGTCTTCAAACTGTTCGAGCATTTTCGGTGTCATCCCAAGTCTGCCGAGTTCGCGCATAGCCTTAAAACCGATGTTTTTAGTGCAATATTCTTTTCCGTTGATAGTTACTGTCATATTTTTCTCCTCTTAATTGTTTGTTAATCTGTTTTTTTCTGTGTCGAAATATTGAATTTTCCGGCTTCAGGTTCGCTTTCAGGCGCTACATATAAGTCAAAATCAATACCGGAATTGGTTTCAGTGGAAGGAAGCCCACGTTTCAAAGGTCTTCCACGGAAGAATAAGGCGTTGTCAAAGGTGGGGGTATCAGACGCAGGGTCTTTTATTGCGATAACAAACCATATGCCTTTATTAGTAGGCGAATTGTATGCCGTAAGAAGAGCTTCCCAAGCGTCAATAATGGCTTTGCCATATCTCGCGCCAAAAGTGACGTTATCAGGCATTTCCTTTAACAGCGTAACTTTCATGGTAAATTCTTCTTCATCATAAGAAGTAGCGTCCGCCGTACTGGGGGCTATGTTAAAGTCTGGGGTAGAGTACAACCCAGGCAAATGTGTAAAATTAGTAGTCGGGATCGTCGTGAGTGTATCTGAAGAACCAACCGCTGCATATCCAACATATAGCCCTATGGAAGTAAGAGGTACATTAGTACTTGCCATAATATTTTTCTCCTATAAAAAATTTGTGTCATTATGCCGACACATAAGGCAGTTTTAATTCTATGTTGTATCGCAACGCGACAGTGTATGATTTCGAGCCGTCAAAGAATGTGTACGGTGTCGTTCTCATTACTTTTCGCATCGACACAACTTTATCCGAATTTTTTTTGTAGTTGGTTAGAAAGTCTTCACAACAGTCGGCAATGACCATTGTATTCTTTATAGCCGTGTTTTCGCTTGTCTTTGTCCCGTAAAGAGTAATTTGCAAATCAATAGATGTGCTAACAACATCATTGTAATCCTCTAAATTATCGTTGTCGCCCAATATTTGCACTACATAGTAAGACTTCGTTTCGGGAATTACACCGTGCTGAAAAGCATAGTAGCCTTTCGGTTTTTCTGTAAGTCTTGGCGTAGCAATAAATTGCGCGTCGATATATTTAATTAAATCATCAATGAAATCTGTCATTATTCACCTCTATTAAGGTCAATTACAAGCTGTTCTTTTATATACTCTTTTATGTTTTCTCCGGCATGATACATAGGTGCTTTTGCAGCATAACCTTGAAAAAATCTGTATAGCGGTTTTGTGCCTTTGTCTAACCGCAAAATCCAACCACGCTTTCCGCTTTTTGTGGTAATTTTTTTGTTAGACGGGTAATGGTACATCCACGCACCTGTCAGAGGAACGCCTTTTGTCGGTAACTGCCCAGGATACGTTCCTGCACCCTTTTCGCCGATACCAAACTCCATATACGCGACATGTGGCTTTTCGCTTATGTCTTGTGCAATGATTTGGACATTCTTTGCGGTTTGTTTTGTATAGACGGAAGCACTACCTTGCCATTGTTCCAAGGCAAGCTGTTTGCCCTCTGTCGCAATATTATCCAGCATAGCGCGTTTAGTCTCTTTTGGCTTAGCGTTATTAACTTTTGTTAAAAACCTATCAAGGTCGTTACGCACCCAACGCATAGATGGAAGCCGTCCTTTTGAGAATAAGTCTAATGCGGAAATTGCCGTTATCTACAAAATCAACACTGTAGTTCGCGTTCTGCCCGTAGTATTCTTCTTCATCACTTGGTTTCGCACCGTTAATATAGAAAAGGTCACCTTCGGAAAACACGCCCGCCCACTTAGCGTAAGGCTGTGCAACACATGACGCGTAGCGTTCAGTATATTCACCGACTTCCGCAGTGTTCCAGTCACCAGAACGGTCTACAACGGTAAAATATCCAAGCCTTGTCGTAATTTCAACAGGCTCAGAAAAAGCATCGTTATCTATCCGTTTGCAATACCATATTTTTTCGCCCATTCTCATTTCGGCACCGCTCCTCGTGGCATAAGCATAGCGATTAGACCGTTATCAATGCCACTGCTTGAAAACTCAAACGAAAGATTGTTTTCGCTGTATTTTTTTACGCCTCTCGGTACACCTGCACGGTCGCAAATATCTGCCATACGTGCGGACAACCAATGTAAAACAATAAAATCGTATATAAGTTCATCGGGTGTCGGACGATTGATGTCGCACGGGTATTTTATGAGCAAATAATCGCCTAATGCAATGTTGAATACTTCATCGGCTTGTGTTTCGCTTAGTCCGTACTGTTTTGCTGTTTGACACTTTATTTGCTGTACTTGTGCTTGTTCTTTGCTTGTCATTATGTTCGTCCTCCAACCCTAAAAAAGGAAAGGACTTCTGGCTTTCATCTACGCTTTCAATATCAATGTACGGTCGAAAAACATTCAGTTCTTCTTCGTTAACACACATCTCTATTCTCTGCCGCGGCTTAAAATACATACCTCGTATTATAAGCGTGCATTTTGCATATCCTTTTAAGTCAAAAGTCCCTGTGTTCATTTACGCGTTTACCTTGCAGATATAGATCTGCTTTACGTCATGCGGTACGGGAAGTCCCAATCCGCTTGCTTTGGTGAATATGCCGACAGGATCGCCGGAAGCTACATACTGATAAATCGAGACATAGCCCTGAGAATACTGCGCAAGTCCAGCATCTTCTTCGGGCGTTGAAGTCATAAAGGTCTTACCAACTTCGCCGCGAGTAGCAAGGAAACAAATTGCATCTTCGCTGAAGAAATTCTTTTCAGTGGTTTCTTTCGCGCCGATTTTGTAAGTGCCGTCGTATACAACGAATTCGATGCCGAAATAGTTCTGGATATAACTCTTTGCAAAATCTTCGGTCACATAAACGCCCTGATTGGAAGCGATGGAACCGAGCTTGGTGTTGTTAAGAATATAGCCCATAACTTTGCTGGTGCAAATAGCGCGGACAATTCTGCCCTTGCCTGCCTGTTTAATCTTTGCGAGATCGCCGAGAATATCATGGCTTGCAGTAGCCCAATCCTTAACTACGATATGGTTCTCTTCGGGGAGATGATAATCGATAGTAAGGTTGAGGTTGTTTTCCTTTACGGTAACCTGTCCACTGGAAAGCAGTTCGCACGCCATAACCTCGAAACGAGTAAGCACACGAGAAATCAGGTTTGCCGCGTCGTTGTATACGGCTTCGATAATCGCACGCTCTTCTTTCGACATGCCCATATCGCGGATTTTCTTGCGCAGAGCTTCACCCTGGTCAAGTTTTTCCTTGACAAGCAGCATCTCGAAGTTGATTTCCTTGAAGTCGGGTCTGTCGCCAATTTTAGCTTCAGTATCCAAAGCATGGACAAGTGCCATTACCGGGACATCAGCGCCCTTTACGAAGTCTGCAATTGCAAGCTTCATATTTTCCGTTTTGAACATCGGGAACAGTTTAAGTCCCAAGAATTCTTTGGTAGCACGGAGATAATCAAAATCTTCGCTTATTTCTACCCAAGTTTTGCCGTTAAGCATTCCTACGTAATCCATAGTTCACCTCCATTAAGCCAAAGCCGTAACGGTTACAGAAGCCAAACCGCTCGACTTGTGGTTGATATTGTCGCCTACTGCCTGCACATAGTAAGTGCCGGTTGCCGTTGCAGTGTAACTGACTGCAGTCTGTTCGACAAGGACTTTCTTATCTTTGTCATATACTCTGTAGCCAACAGCATCGGTAACTGCCGCCCAAGCAACAGCCGCTTTGGTTGCCGAAGGAGCGGGAGCGGTAAGTGCGGGAAGTCCGCCATCGCCGAATGCGGGACGAGTGGTCGTACCCTCTGTAATGGGGAACAGTCCGGTCTTTGCAAAATTGTTAACCTGTGCAGAAGCAGTAGAAGGCAATTTCGCATCGATGTAATATCCGCCTACCATAAGCGAACCCTGTTTTGCACCGTCGGTAATATCTACGTCTTTGAAAAGCAGTCCATAATAAGGCGTGGTGAAAATCGTTCCAGCCTTAACAATGGTTCTGCCATCTTCTACGACGTGAGTTGCCGAAGTCGGTACGGTAATGGTTTTTGTAACAAGACCCACTTCACTACCAAGGAAGTTCGGTCTCTCTCTGTACACTTTTTCCATAGTTGTACTCTCCTATTAAAATTTTTTTGATTTAGAGTTCGACTATATCCGAGTTATCGTTTTTCGCCTTTTTGGCTTGGAAGCGCTTGAAATCGCTCTCGGTGGCAGTCGTGCCTGCTCCCATTCTTTTGGATTGTTCAGCTTGTTTTATGCCGTTTGCCTTAAAAGACTTCTCTTGTTCCAAAAGCCGCGCTTTTATGATTTCGGCAAATGGCTTAATCAGTTCAATCGGGCAATTAGCGTTAAGCAAAACCTCACTTTCCTCGTTGGTGAAACCGTTCGCAAGACTTTCATTCTTCGCCTTATAGCGTGCAATTTCCTTGTCCGCAGCGTCCTTGTCGGCTTTAAGCGTTTCAAAGGCGGCTTTTAAGCGTTCGATTTCGGGCAGTTCTTCAAGTGCCTTTTTCTTGCTTTCGGCTTCCTTGCGCTTGTATTCCGCATTTTCGCTGTTGGTCTTGGAGATTGCATTTTTAAGTCTTTCGTTCTCCGCTTTCATTTGTGCAATCACTTCTGCATAGTTGTCGGTGAGCTGAGCCGCATTAACATATGCCGCCGTTCCTGTCACATCCGTGGTCGCTGTCGTTCCCGTAACAGCCGTGGTTGCTGTCATTCCAGTGTTTTCCATAACACCCTCCTTGTGCATTTTTTCGACTTCCTTGTCGTTTGCGATTTTCGACTTCCCTGTCGTATTTTATAATCACTCTTGCGAGATAATTACGCCGTTAGCGTCAGCGGTTGTAGTTTCAGCCGCCTTTTCTTCCGCTTTGATTTCTTCGTCCTTTCTATCCCAGTCATCGGCGACGGTATCAATATCGTTGAATAACTGTGCCGCTTTAAGAATATGTTTTTTAGGCATATTCGAGTTGTACAGTTCTCGTATGCTTTGTGCCTTTACAAGCAGATTATCATTCTTGTTTATATTGTACTTAATGTCGATTTGGCTCGCATAAAGTTCGTTCACGGGACAATTCGGCACGGTACGGCATATCATAAGCATCTTTTTCAAAATTGTATAATCGCCACGCAAAAGCGTTCTTATATCATTGTTAATAAGAGTGTAGGCATTTTCCCAGCCCCCGCCTAAACGACGTGCATCCCCGGTATCCCCGCCACTCGTTACCTGTCCGCTCGCAAGCGGTACGCCTGCAATATCGTACATTTTGCTGATACGCTGTTCATAATATTGGTCAAGCCCGTCAAACGGTATTTCCACTTTAAGTGTAGTTAAGTCCGGCTGTGCCGATACCCCGCCTTGTGCGGCAGGCAATATAATTGCTCCTGCTGCAATCATTGCACGGATTTCTTCAGCTTGTAGTTCTACGCCCTTAAAAACAAAAATAACATTGGAATTTTGAACAACCATATCCGCAATGTTTGAAAGCAACATGTTTACAAGGTTAAACAAAGACCTGTTAAGCTCAACCAACCCTATGCGCGATGAATTTACCGAATGTTCTGTAATAGGCAAATAATGCAACGTCTTATCCGGCAAATCAAGCTTGTGGACGTCTTCAATATTCCGATAATTATTGTCACTTCCGCATTCAAAGTAAGCATATTGAGTTTCAATCGATATGAGTTTCTTTATATCGACACTATCCCTCCCAACATCTTGGTCAATTACCGACACGCTGAACAGCGGCTCTTTCTTTTTGCCACTTGAATAAACAACAAAATTATCAACCGGCGACAAAACCTCGTATTCGAAGGGGGCTTCTGTTTCTATATTATACCCGTCTTCGACCCCTGCGTATCTTAATAAAGGCTGCCCGTCAATCCCTACGTTTTTAGTTGGGAGAATTATGTCCGTGCGCGGGGCAACATAATCGACGCCGATGCCGGTCGCGTATATCCATTCTTTCAAATCCTTGTCTTTCGAGAAAAAGTCAACGTCCGTGAAGTATCTGCCGAGATAGGTCAAATCATCACTTTTAACGTCGCTTTTATGGGTATATTCACGAGTATCACCAGTTAAAAAACCGACCTTGAATTGCACTTGTCTGAATGCGTGATTTTCCGTTATTTTATTGTTATTATATTCGTCCTTGTTATAAGGGCGCGTCTTGGTGTCAATGTCTTGGTCACCTTTCATATAATCCCAAAAATACTGTATTTTTTTTGCATTGTCGGAGTGCGTAGCAAAAATACGACCCATATATTTTTTAAGTATATCTAAGCCGTACCCGCTTTCAGGCGCGAAGTCGCTCGCCTCATACGGTATTTCTATCCGTTTTATTCCCTTGTATGGCATTTTCGGTATATTCACGGTAAAATCTCCTTTTTCACCTATATAAAACCACAAAAAATCTGTTTTGTCAAGTGTTTTCGTTAAATTCTTATAATTTTTACCTTTTTACTGTCATTTTTTTGCCCGACAAAATGTTTAATGTACATACATTCTTCGTCAATGCTATCGTCGTATTCGAGTTTTTGAGTGTAATCATACGATGTTAAGTATGTCATAAACTTACCCATTTCGCTTGACTGAGCAAACATTCCAAAACATGGGTAAACCATTACACGCTTAAAATAAGCCTCGTTTGCATATACAATCTCTTTCATTTTATCTTCTTTATTTTGCGTTGTATAAAACTCTTCTATTTCGCAAAAATCTGCGCCGGCTTTTGCCAATTTCGCTCTAAGCAAATTCCCCAATGATGTATCCGTGTTATTCTCAACGGCAAGCCTGACAATGTGGTGGTCAAGAACCTTTCTTACTATCTTGTCGTAAACGTCTTGCATTATAGTCAGTTCAAATATACAATCCACTAAATAGTGTTTCTCGATAACAACGCCATACTCATTCTCTTCTTTCCTTACTCTGTGGATCCCCAACGTTACGTAGTTTTTACCGCTTCTTGCCGGGTCAAGGCACGCCAATGAATATCCGGACAGCCCTGCCGGTAATTCTGAATATGTTTGCAGTTTATCGTAAGCCAACGGTGTTGTATCAGGATTTTGCGGGTTTTGTTGATACATTGCCTCAAACGTCTTATCATTAATAGCCCGCTTAGCCTCAAAGTGTTGAAGAGAAAATCTCAACGGGAAAGTTGACCTGTAGCTATCCATATCAATTGCCGGAACCTTTATAAACACACAATCGCCTTTTTCGTTTTTATAGGCATACTTGAATATGTTCGTCCTAATAATCGTCCCGCCACTATAATGCCGTATCAGCGTTGAAACAATGTCGTTAATATTATAAGCGGTGCCACCGACAACAATATAAAAATCATTTTCGTCATAATTACGGGTAGACCACTGGTTCCAATACATCTCAATATCAAACTGGTGTTGCTTAAGGTTAAGCATGTCTTTTGACCTGCAAATATCATCCAAAAACAGATATCTTGCTCTCACGCCATCGACAGGAGTATCTTTCGACACCACCCTGACATTCACAGGCTTATTACTATCCGTTAACGTAATATATCCTTCCTTGTTTCGGCAAACAGAGAACATATCCATCGGATTTGCCCCGTCCTCAAAGTATTTAGCGTATAACGGAAAAACTTTCCCAAAAAACGGTTTTTGCATGACGTCAACTATTGTTTTCGTGTTGTTAGTCACCAAAGACGGGTTTCCAACTACCTTTAAGACATCGTTGTTCGGGTCTATCCCCAAAACCCACGCTATAGCCAATGCATCGCTTATAGATTTTCCGTAACCCACCGGGTATTGTTTACTAATAAAACGCACATTCTTTTTTATGACCATCTGCGTAAAGTAGTAGGCAAACGGGCTTGTCACGCCTGTGTACTTGTTGTCGTTGTAGGGGTCAATAGTATTGGCAAACACCTTTCGCGCATCCGGCAAATCTCTTTCCCACAACAAACAGAATGTTTCTAAGTTTCTGAACGCCACTAAGTACTCCAACTCTTCATACACGTTTATGTATTCCGAAATGTACCCTTTCAGTTGTTCCTTTTCCTCGTCATCAACTCTTCTGAGCTCAGTGGTAAGCGCCTTTATCTTGTCTTTGCATATCTTGAAATCATACCGCATTATCTGCCCAATAAGCTTTACAATTTCTTCTTCCAACCCGTTAGGCGCAAAATATTCGTGTATCTGCTTCTTGAACAACCCGGCTCTCATCCCCAACAAATCCAACACCGTTGCATCGTCATTGTAGCATTTCTGTATGAGCCGAACCTTGTCAAGCAAATCCCCGCTGCGCTCTATCGCCTCTTCATAGCTTTTCCCTTTCATCCTCACTCTCCGTCTTTATCCTATACTTTCTACGCAATAACGGCACCGAAAACTCTATAAGCTTTACCACCGGCACCCCCTTTATCGCTTTTATCCTATTCAATTCCCGCCACGTTTCCTCATTAACCGGGATCGCCTTCATTTTTTTCTTTTCCATATCTCTCTCCTCTTTGCTTTTTTATATTATACTATAACTTTTTACTTTTGTCAAGTGTTAATAATAGAAAAAACCCCGTACGGTTAGGCACGGGGAAAACGAAGAAATACGCATTCTTCCCTTTTCGCCCCCAAGATTTACCCTGAGGGCGCGGTGAGGGGGAAAATATGCAAAGGGAATTAACCCTACGCCACTATTATACAAGCTCTTTCGGCTTTTGTCAACTATTTTTGCAACATTTATTACACCAATTTTTGCGATACACTCTATGCACTTTACCCAAATCGCATCCTACAAATATCACTTTTGTCCATATTTTTAAGCCCCAATGTTCGTTTTATCCATCCCCGCAAATGCCAATATTTGGGAATTTGAACCCCCGCCACGCAATTTTTTATTTACTACTATTGCTCTTTCACTACCCATCTCCTATTCCTGTAGCACTATCTCCAGATTACTAATCCCATAGCTTATCATATCCCTCTTGCTATTCATAACTATAGCCCAGTCCCTCTTATTAACTCTCAAGACTTCTACTATCTACCCAATCCCCCATCCCCCCTTTCCCTTTGTTTTGTATTGCATTATATACTATTCTATTGCCTATTTATCTTGCTTTTATTGCTTATTTCTTGTGCTTTTTAGGTATATTTCGCTTAGTTTAGTGTAATTTAGCTTAGAGTATTTATTTTTTTGTGTATTTTTTGAGAGTATATTATGAGATTTTTTTTGTGTATTTTTTGAGAGAGTAATAGCATAGTACTCTAAAAAACAAAAAATAGGGGCGGGCGGGCATAAAAACGCACCCACAACCACAGCCACAAGCGACAATGCCGAAATAACGCCGAAAAATAGCCCTAATTTCGGCGCAATATCTTTGGTAGGGTAAATTCACGTTTGAAATATTAAAACGAAATACGGGGCAAATTTAAGCGTTTTAAGGGCATACGGGGAAAGGCAGACGACGGAGCGGGCGGCAAAACGTATTACATAATATATATATTATATATCATTACGCACATAATGAATAATAATTGCGCTTGTATAAATATCAATATAATTTACAACCAAATTAAACACGCGCGTATATCTATATTTACACGCTATTATTATATCAATATAACCGTATAGATAATATTACAAGCGTATATCTATATTTACACGCTATCTCTAAATCATTACAGCGTATAAGAAATCTTTACGCCAATATTTGAGAAATTAAACGCGGGAGGTTTTGCATAAGCCTGCCAAGATTTACAGGCGTATCGCTTTATAATCTACTGCAAACAATACGCACACGACGGAGCGGACAACTTCCGCAATGCCAATATTTGAGAAAATGCCAATATTTGGGAAACACTCACCCCGCGAAAAATGTTCGTTTTGTCCATCAATTTTGTCCATATTTTTGCAATCGATACATTTATATCGATACATTTATATCGATACATTTATATCGATA